GATGGCGAAGAGGACGAACAGGAACATATCGATGGTAGCCATGTGTAACACTCCCTTCAAGAGTGTGAGTGGGCAGGGTTGCCCGTGAGACGCCTAGGATTACCAGACCTGACTACATGCCAGATATGGACCCCGGGGGTCTCCGAAAAACTGGGACCCCTACAGTCCTAGTCTCTCTATACCTCCCTCCCCGATATTTTATTTTACTTTTCTCTTTCCCCATAGGGCTTTTCTCAATTTCATTAGGTATTCCTCAACTTCATAAGTTTTTTTTGAAAAACCGACAACCCTAGCTTAGCTAACCTTACTTAACTCTACTCCCATACTCTTTTTCATTTTTCACTTCCCTATTAGGCTTTCATTAAGCTTTTCTCTCTCGTTTTCACCCAATTCTCTTTTCTTTATATGAATCTTATCTTATGATAGAATCTACCCATGGTTCCTAACTAAGGTCCCTTTAGGAGGAATAGAACAACCAATGACGAAGTTAAGCCAACCACAACCAATGACACAATTCACACTTAAACTTAGCTCTATTACGCCTGCTTTTATAGAAGCCAGTCGCAAAGACAAACTATCGCCCAACTTTTCCCTATGGGAAATGGCCAACACGTGGCGTACCGGTCGTACGGAAGCGGTTAACTTCCTCTATGCGCACTATTATCGAGCATCTCTTACCAAACTCTGCACAACCTTGTTGCAGCCTATGAGGGACTACTTTAAGCGCCCCATAATGATTAACTCAGCAATGAGATGGGCAGAGCAAGACACCATCAAGCTAGATCAATCTACTAACTGGTGGGAAGGCATCGATGTTGACATTAGATCCGTCTATGCTAAGAAAAAGTACAAGCCTCGTTCTCAACACAGCAGAGGTGAAGCCGCCGATGTAAGGGTTAGTGGAATTCCTGTACGAGAGCTATGGGACTGGGCGAGAGAAGAGTGTCCAAATCCGTTTGGCCAGGCCATTTATGAAGTAGGGGCCCGTAGTGCTTGGTTGCACATCTCAATCCCCGGGCTTAGGCTCACCAATGGTAAGCTCATCTATGGTGAAGTATTGGATGCTAAGATTGATGCAATGCAAAGGGCCCGCTACTCAAGGTTTGAAACCTTTCAGGGAAGAAAAGATCGCTGGCAGAAGCAGGGATTTGAGGATGCTCTTAGTAAGTCGCGCGTATATAGGTATGACCTTACTCGTGTCAATGCCTAGGCTGAAATAATCTCACGTGGAAATCACAATCAATCAGCTTAAAGGCTTTGGGGACTTGCTCAACTATTTGGGTGAAGAAAGAAGTGGGCGTTGGTGGAATAGCCATGCTAGGCGCTATAGATATTTCTCCTCCAGAGGCCCCTACTATCACAACTGCGCCTATGCTAAGAAAACAAAGAAGCTGTTTGAACAACTCGAGCAGGAAGAGTTCATCCAATGGCTAGGGGAGAACGAAGACCTTGTCAGTGAGTGGGAACGGAACAAAAGATAATGTCATCAAACAACAACAATGACAACAACAGCAGCACAACTCTAGTCAAAACAATAGGGCTTGACACAATCACCCATGACGTAGCCTCTACTAAAGCTATAGATAAGGAAGAGTACTTCAAGTTCCTCAAAATCCCCCTTGCCAGCTATGATTTGGAACTAGATCCAACCACAGCTGAAAGGTTTAAGAACTCCATGATAAGTTTGCGGACTGGGCTTCACGCCAGGGTTCCCATGATATGTCCGGGTGGGATTAAGTGTCCAGTAGGTAGGCAGTGTGGTTTGACTAGGTTTGTCATGGACAAAAAAACAAACAAGCCGCAGCGTGGTCACGACAGCCTGCCTGTGATTGACACTGCCAACTCCAAGTGGCCGGTGTTTGAGCAGTGTCCCTATGAGAACACCCTCATTGCTATGAAGGTGCAAGATCTGTGCATGGAGTTCAATGTAGATCCCAGTGACAGTAATAACGTCACAGACATGTCGATCATTAGCAAATTAGCTGAACTTGACATATATGACGCTCGTGCCTCGCAAATTCTAGCCAAAGAGGCTATCATTATGGATGAGGTAGCGACCATTATCATCAACCCCCGCACCGATGATCCTGGGACAGAAATCACCAACAAGCGCCTCCATCCCGCATTCGAGCTTAAAGAAAAGATCCACCGCATGAAGCAGGAACTAATCCGAGCCATGATTGGAGATAGGCAGTCCAAGGTCAAGGCCCAGGCAGCTCTTGGCACTAGTCGTCAAAATGAGCTCACAGAGGTAATGGCAGATCTTGCTCGTCGCCTTCAAGAACGAGATGACTTTATCGAAGCTGAGGTTGTTGAAGTGCTGGATGATGAGGAGGATGATACCCTAGAGTAGTCGCCCACTCCTTCCCTTCTGTACTAGCATAGGCCCCAATGAAGTCAAATTTAAAGAACATCCATCCATTTGCCCTTAATGCAGGCTTCCTAGATATTGAGACCTTTGGTCTTGAGAAAGGAAGTCCCGTCTGGGAAGCGGCTTGGTATGACTTACAAACCGGCAAAGTAAGAAGGTGGTCCATTAGGCCACATGCAGGGAAAGAAGCAATCGCTGCAGACGCAGCTGCTGAGTTCATGGAGCCATGGACTAGAGCAAGGTTCGAAGGACAGCCCTCAACCAGAGCAGGAATCGCCGCTTCTTTTGCTGAGGGATCTACTCCCGGGAACTTCCTACGGGAACTGTTTGCAGAAATACAAGGCAAGCAAGTATGGATTGCCAACGCACCCTTTGAGTCTCGACAACTAGGAGCAATGGCTAGAGACCATCTAAGTGATGAAGAACTAGTCAAGTTCAGCAAGCAATTCCAAACAGCCCCTGCAGGAAAGGGAAACATTGGCAACATGTTCTACGTTACTGGTAGGCGAGTCCAAGCTGCCAGAGGCGCTGCCTATGCTACCGGAGACTGGGCAAGTGTTATTGAACAATATGCCAAATCAGGAGCTGGAGCCAGTACCAAGGTAAGGGATGTTCAGGACGTAGCTAGGAGTGTGTTTTCTCAGGCTATGGACTTGGGAATCTTCTCCCAAAAAGGCACCTACACAGGCACCTCAATTAACGTCATGGGTATGGCAATGGGCATGGAAGCCGAAACTCACCGTGCAGCAGGCGATGTTGTGCAGGAAGCCAAGGTGTTGTTTGGCCCTAGGTTGGGTAAGGCGGGAACGCCAGGAGGGCTCCTTGGGCTAAATCAGAGAATGAGTGGGTTGAACCAGGGGTTTATGGGGGCCATAGGCGCTTTGTTTTCCCCCGGGGCCAAAGACGATCTTCAAGTAATGAAGAGACTGGAAGCAGTCAGACCAGAGCTTAAGCATCGAGCCATTCGTAGAGCCCTAGCCGACGCCAAGCTAGAGATTAGAACGGGCAAGGGTGTAGAGGTAGTTACTGGGAGAAGAAGCTGGGAAGCCCCAGTGTTTACTCATGGCAGTCCGTTTGTTAGATCAACCCCAATCAGTGTAGCCAACAAAGTTAGAACAAAGAAATGGAGTGAAGCTGTTGAGTATTTGAAGACCGTTCACATGAATGGCAGTGAGGGCTTTGACTGGGACGGAGAGGCTAGTAAAGTCAATCGCATGCGCACTAGCAAGCTTGAAGCTCTCAAGCACACTGGAGTTAGCCTAGAGGCAGAAGCTCAGCTTAACAAGAAGCTTCTTTCAAAGATGGATGCTGCTGGCAAATGGGGACTTAGAGACAGTGCTGCTCTGTTGGCGAGGAAGTATCCCTTTAAGTCTGCAGGTACCCTCACTGCTGCGGTGATTGGCTTTGAAGTCCTTACGTCCTTTATGAGTCCAGACAAGGACGAGCGTCTTGTCGCAGAAGGATTGAGTGAACTTGGTGTAGCTCCTCAGCTGCGTAAGCAGAATACTGAATTCGGTTCTGGCTATCAGGGAATGGGAACTCCGTGGTTCTTCCGTGTTCAGCAAGAGCGAGAGTATCGAGCTCAGCAGGCTAAGTGGGAACGAGATGTCTGGCAGGAGCCAGGTCGTTTTGCCGTAGAGCAGATGATGATCAAGGAGGCCCAGACCAAGGCCCAGAGTAAGCTAGGAAGGATTCCACTAGGAGCAGGCATAACCTACACCCCCGAACAGGTTAAGGCTATTCAGGACGCCTCTGGAGGCGCTCTATTGAGTGGTGTTAACCCTATGCTACAGAAGCGCCTGGCGGTGGTAGACATTAGTAAAGACAAGTACAAGTATGAGTTCGATGACGCCGACACTCTCATGCTTAGGAGAAAGAACTTCCTAGGCTTTGGTACTGGAAAGAAAATCTCCATTCGTCTTGCCGGTATTGATGCTCCCGAAACTGGTGGTCACGCAAACGATCCCCTAGAGCCAGTTCGTGTTGGTCAGGACCAGCCTCACGGTAAGGTGTCGGCAGAACAGTTTGAAGAAATCATCAGGGCTCAAGGCAGCCTTACTCTAGCCTATGATCCAGAAGCCAGCACCTACGGTAGACAGATTGGTTTCCTCTATGGTGAAGACCAGCAAAACATCAACCTTCAGCTTGTGCGAGGCGGTCAGGCAGCTCACCTTCCCTTCGGAGACTCTGGTTCTTCCATTGTAGATAGAGGTCAGTTCCAAAGAGCTGAAGATGTGGCTTCTGGATCTAGAAGCGGAATGTGGGGAGATCCTTTCTGGCAAGCTCAGAAGATCGCCATGGATGAGGCTGGTTCTAGAGTCACCTTTAACACCATGACCCGTATGGATAAGTTGGCCAAGGATGCTGCCCTACAGCAAATGACTATGTCTGCTTGGGGGGCCCATGAGCGAGGCTATATTGAGGATGAGCAGGAATTTGTAGACTATGGCTTTAGGCTTCGCTCTACTGTAGGAAGGTTCAATTCTAGGAACAAGAAGCGCGCTAAGCGTAAGGGTAACCCAAGAGCCCACAACGACATCCAGGGTTTCCAGCACGGAGGCATAGCTAGTGAGTATCGACCTATGTTTGGTTTTGGTAGTCCCAGCATTGGCAAGATTGCTCCTATGGTTTTGGATCTTTGGTCCAGCCTTAGGCCTATGGGAGATGCCCTTAGGTCGGGAGGATTGGGTAAGAGGAACTTAGAAAAAGCTCTACCCTCTCCATCCTATGGGCCAGGAGCACGAGGAACAGTTAAGAGTCTTAAGGGAGAGTATACTGAAGCCTTTGGGGGCGAACCTTTTGCTGTTGCTGGTCTTATTCTTGATGAAGCGGCAACGGCCTCTTCTATGGGAAGAGAAACATTTGAAGCAAGAGTTAAGGGAATGTTTACAGAGGAAGCTCGAACAGGGGGTATTTCAGCTAGTTTAATTAATCCAGCTAAAGAAGGCCATGACTTCATCTTCAAGAATACCCCTCTTGGTTTTCTCTATAGTTCTGGTCAGGTTGACACTTGGGCGACTAAGGATATTGGATCGACCCTTACAGCTTCGGGAAGAAGAGTTGCTGATAACATAGATGAGCCTGTTTCTGCCCTTGCCTCTCAGGCCACTCAAAACGAAATGATTCTAAGAGACTACAAGGTTAGGTCTGGTTTCTTCAGAGACCCTCTTACTTTCTCTAGCGTGAGAGCAGATGGAATCAGGGAAACTGCCGCTTACAATGATAATAAGATAAGCAAAGAAATCCTTGATACCTTTACGTCAACACTCGAAAAGAAGGGAATTCCGTTAACAGAGCTAACTCCCCAAGGAGTTCTCTCTCTTGATAAGGATGAATTAGCTGGTAGGATTTTAAGAACAAAAACTGAAACAAGTACTAGTATGACTCCTTGGGGTGAACCACGGACTCAAACCTATGAGACTTCTCGGCACCAAAAGGTAAGAGATCCTTCAAGTAATGTTCTGTATGGGCTAGGGCGAGGGAGAATTGCTCCAGCTGACTATAGGGATATGTTGAGTGGTTTGGGTTCTATTGATGCTGTGGAAGGAGCTCTTCTCCAGAACCTTGATGCGAAAAGCTTTTTTAGTCAAAAGGCTGGAGGTGCTAAAATTGAAGGAAAACATCTCCAGAGGGCAGTTTCAAAAACAAGAAGTCAGGCGCGTAAAATGAGGATGGCCCGTGCTCAAACAGCAGCCTCAAAAGACCAATTCTCATCACCAATCAATCACCACCGTGGAGGTAGTTAATAATGTCAAACCCATTTGACGAAAGAAAACGATTCCTTGATCGGCAAAGGCCTAGGCGTAATCCTACAGATCCCCTTAGTCCTGCTGGCCAGCGCCGCCGCTCGGGGATAACCTTTGTTGGAACTGGAGCTCTCCTAGACCCCATTCATGGTGCAACTGGGTATAGGGTTTCCATGGGTAAATTCTCTATGGGTCCTGAAAGTAGGGCTGAAGCTTTTGGAGCTTTTAGAGGAAGAACTCAGGGTCGAGGAAGAACGCCATCCCAGGCCCGAACCCTTGCTGACAAACTACACAACAAGAGAGTACGGCAGAAGAGAAACCTTCCCTTCGGTAGAGTCAGTGGCGCTCGTCTTGACTTCCTGTACGAACAGGCAATGGCTATGGATAGGGAGGCCCGCGACACATCCCTTCGAAGACATACTCGAGACGTTAAGGCAGCAACAGCAGCAGGCCGAGACCCGTGGCGTGGAAGCAAGAGACGCCCAGGTGCGGCTAACATGTCTAGCGTTGTTGAAATGGGCGAAGACTTTGGAGCAAAAGGTGGAAGCAAGGCAAAGCTCAGCTCTCCAGTAATGCACTCCCCTGGAGAAGGCAGGGCTTGGTATCATGCCGACCTCCTTCCAGGTAAGGTCAAAGGAGCCTTTACCTCTCCTGCGGCTAAGAGGCTCGGAAAGGCGGGTGCTGCTGCTGTTGGCACAGCTGCTGCTTTTGGTTTAGCGGTTACTATGTGGGATCATCCTGTTATTGCAGGACTGGGAATAGCTGGAATAGGCGCTGCTGGTTATGGAATACATAAGGGCTTCCAAAGTGGAGCCTTTGGTAGGGCCGCAGATTGGGTAACAGAAAAGGGCCTTCCTGCTGGGGATGACTTTCTTAAAAAAGTTCAGAACCCCGCAACCAGAGCTGATACTATCTTCGACACAGCCGCCAAGGGTGGTCGAGGGGTAGCTAGTGGTGTTGAATGGCTTGGTGGTTCTAAGCTTGGACGGCTTGGCGCATGGACAGTTGGTAAGATGGCGAACAACCCACGGAAGATGATGGCCATGCTTGCAGTAACGGCTATTGGTGGAGCAACGGTAGGCATTGGAAAAAGTGGAGCCAATAAGGCAATGCAAATGAACCAGATGTATATGCAACATCATCAAATGAGTCGTCAACAGATTCTTAATTCCGCAGCCCCAAGAGATACTAGTAAACAAGTTAACCCTACCTTCTCAGGAAGAAGAGTAAAGGGAGGCCACATGGGGGCTACAGGAGACTTAGTCTTTGCCATGAATAATAGGAGGAAAGGTTAATGTTTAATATAGCTCCCCGACCTGCTGAAAAGTTTGAGCTGTATTCAGGGCGCAAGAGTAGCCCCACTAGAAGTGAGCTTAAAGAAAAGCTACTTCATCGCGAAAAGTACTATAGCAAAACCCCAGGTGGGTTTGCCCGTGCCGTTGGGCATGGTATTGCTGCTGAGTATGGTTTCAGCAAAACTGGCAGAGGGTGGGAGTTCTTCGGTGGAAGAAGAGGCTGGGCTATGGACCTTAGCAAGCTCAAGCAAGGCTGGGGTGCAGCAACCACTAAACGGGGAATGGCTAGTGCTCTAGGCAAGGGAGCTGGAAGGTTTGGGCTTAGGGCTCTTCCGGCTGTGTCCTGGCTATTTATGGGCCATTCCATTAAGTCAGGATATAATGAGGGAGGAATCGGTGGTGCTATTGGCGGAGGCCTAGAGTGGGGAGCTACGAGTGTTGGCTTCTCTGCTGCATTCTCTGGGGTAGGAAGAACTTTTAAGGGCTCAGGTGCTGGAACTATGATGAAGTTAGGGCACACCAGAGGGATGACTAAAGCAAAGGCTAGCTGGGCTAAAGGTAGTGCTAGTGCTGGTGCTAGAGCTAGGCATATACCTGGCGGTGCGGCTAGCGCTAAGGCTGGTTGGGCAACCAAGGCTGGCAGTGCTGCTCTAGGCTACACGGCCGGATCGGCGGGTCCTTTGACTAGAGCTGCTCTCCTTGGATCGAGAGCCTTTGCTATGCAGACACTAGCTATGCTTCCAGTCATGGCAGGCATTGGGCATGTAACAGCTGCTACGGGTCGTGCCAGTAGGGATATTGATGCAGGGCACAGAAGCCTTGGGATTAATACTTCAAGCTCACTAGCCGCCTTCTCCACCAAAGGGGCCTTTACCTCTAGGCAAATGTCTGTACAGGCCATTCAGCGCTCTCATCTTAATGCTAGATCTGCCTTAGGCAACGAGGCGCAGTACATGCACAGGAGAGGATTCTAATGCCCGTTACTTCAGCCCCTATTATTACTCGACATATGATTGAGGGAAGGTTCGACGCTTCTCATATCACTACCTTTACCAGTGTCTTTAACTTGTTTGACAGTGTAGACTTCATCCTTTGGGATAATAAAGGTTTTCTCTCCCGCTCCGGAGCAAGGCCAGGAATTAGGAAAAAGGAAGACGCGAAGATTACTTTGTCTATTGTTGGCCTTCTTGGTAGCCAGATCATGATTGCTATTATTGATCTTGTCTTTCTCCTTCCCTTTGGTAAGTATAGTCAGTATGAACAGGTCCCTATTTCTGAGTGGAACTCTATCAGATCAGGCCTAAGCACAGATATCGTCACAACAAAGTCGACAACGCTCCTAGATGGAATCATCATTTAATGCCACATCCACTTTTCGATAATATTCTTGTAGGCAATGGCTACACAGATGTTGAAGGTAGAGAAATCACCTATATCGACTACTACAGACCTGTTCCTCAGGAGCTAGTAGCCGACTATGCAGAGATGTACAATATCAATACCGACTGCCACAATGCTTGTTTGGGGTGTCAAATCGGTCAGCTTGAAAAGTACCCTAGTCGAACGACATGGAAGATCAAGAACTCTCAGTCCTTCCTGTATAGAGACAAGGCCCTCACAAAGAAAACCCTCCCCCTAAAGAAGCACCAGCACGTAGACATTATCGAACGTAAGGGTGAGCTCTTTAATGTTAGCGTAAGTAGGTACATTGCGACCTGCATGCGTCACCCCAAGGAACATAAGAAGCTTGCTTCAATGAGCCAGCGTTCCTTTACGGAGCGTAAGTGTGATGAGTGTGAAAGTGAATTCACCGTCATTACCAAGCACGCCAAGGGTTGGGTAAAGAAAAGTGACCTTACGGGCTTCATGATTCAGTGTGACTTCATTCCTAAGGAATATCGGCTACCTCCTGACTATGACGATGTCCTTACCGACGAGCAGAAGAAATTTGCTATTGCGTCTATGGACCCCAGCATGTGGGCTCAGAAATTCTTAGCCCGTACGCTCAGGCCACACCAGGAAGTATCTAACCGATGCTCTGCCAAGTACAAGGTCCTCAGATGGGGACGACGTTCCGGCAAGACATATGGCATGGCAATGAACATGCTCAACTTCTTATTCAATGTACAGTTCCCTGACGGAACAGATGCTCAGGGAGATAAGAAGTATCGGGGCGGAAGCGTTCTAATCCTTAGTCCGTTCTTGTCTCAGATTGAACTTATCTTTGATAACCTCATCGAGCTACTACAGCGTAATGATGATCTATTTGCGATGAAGTCCAGGCATGTCAAGACTCCCTACCACAGACTGGAGATTGATTTAGGTGGTGGGAAGACTGCTGTTGTTAAGGGTTTCACCACAGGCGCTCAGTCGAAGCAGGAAGCCTCCACGGTCCGTGGTCAGTCCTCGGACCTCATCTACGCAGACGAAGTCGACTACATCCCAACCAACGACCTTAGGAAGGCCATTGAGCCTATCCTCCTAACCTACCCACATGTAAAGATGTGGTCATCCTCAACCCCCAGCGGTAAGAGAGAGTGGTTCTATAAGGAGTGTAAAGAATCTCCCCACACCAAGGAGTTTTACTTCCCCTCTACCGTTCTAGATAACTGGGATGATATTAAGAACACCATCGACATGACTCACGATGCTTTCATGCAAGAGTACATGGGTGACTTTATTGCTCAGATGATGGGTGTGTATCAGCCTCAGTATGTGGGGAATGCAGAGGTAAATTATGGCTATGGTGAATCAAACTTCCTATGGAATGGAAAGCCCCTTGACCTTAGTCGCCCTATGCCTAGATGGGTATATAGTATTGGGGTTGACTGGAACTCCAATGCCGGTACAGAGATTGTAGTAACCGGTATGGATGAAGTGGGGAGAGTTTTTGTCGTTGATGCTATCAACATCCCTAAGCAGAACTGGATGATGATCAAGGCAGAGCAGAGAATCTTCGAACTTCACAAGCACTGGAATCCACAGTTCATCTATGTTGATGCTGGTTACGGTGTTGGGCAGATTGAACATATGCAAGCCGCATCAAGGCACGCTAAAGTTACTCATCCCAACAGTCCAGATGCACACATCGAAGATAAGCTTGTCTCTTATGACTTCTCTAAGAAGATTGAGTTCAGAGACCCCAACACGGGAACAATGAAGAAGGCGCTCGCTAAGCCCTTCCTTGTAGAGAATTCTATTAGACAGTTCGAAAACGGTCTGATCTTCTTCCCCTTCACAGACAAGACTTTGCACAACCAACTCCTCAACTACATCAAGGAGAACGTGTCAATCACCGGTATTCCTCGCTACGGACAGAACGATAAGAAGATTGGAGATCACCGTGTTGATGCTCTCAACCTGGCTCTAGTTGCGTACAAGCTTGAGCGAACATCCTTTGCTATGAATGCGCCTGCTGCAAATAATATTGCCAAGCTTCAAGGGTTTGGCTCAAACCACAACACTAGAACAGTAAAGCAAGGGGACAGAATCCTAACTGAGGTTAGACAAAACGTTCCCCTTCAGCCAGACGGGAACCCTGCTGTAGGGTATAGTGGGTTGGCCGTGCGTTATGACCCCGAATACCTTAAGATGGTAGAAGCGGAGAAGGTTCTTGAGCGCTCAGGAGAAGTTAGAAGTAGATCCAGGGCTATTGAAAAGAAACCTCGTGAGTCCGTTACCGGTAAGGTGACGACTCTCCGTCCAGGCATTGAGAATGATACCGAATGGAAGTTTAAGCTTCAGCAAAGGTTCTCTCGTGCAGGAGCGCGAGTAATGAAACGTAGCAGCTCCAAACCCACTAGGAGGAAAGTCTAATGCTCGGAATCGGTGCAGGAGTAAAGAAGGCCTCAGAAATAGCCTTGAGTCACCTTAAGAATACACCCAATCTAGGTGCTGGCCTTATTAGAGGAGCCAGAAGTCTTAATGTCGATACTAGAGTGGCCATGCTTCATGCCTTAGCTGGTGCTGGAGTTGGCGCTGCTATTGGTGGAGGTACTGCTGTTGTTGACAGAGATAGACGGCTTGTCCCGGGCGTTACTGGTGGAGCCTTCTGGGGTGCCGCTGCCGGAATAGGAGGCCTAGCCATGAGGCGAAACGTTCGAGGACTCAAGAAATCCAGAATGCTTATCCCCTCCAGCGACCAAGCTAGTCGTGCCTCGATTACTTCTCAAATCAGCAACCGTCAACTATTTCAAAATCCTAGACGAAACGCAGCTGCTCTTGTTGGAGCCTATGGAGCCTTTGGCTTTATGCGCGGCGGTAGTCGTAGGAAGAAACACTATACCCAGTTCCACCATGGTGAGACAGGAAGAAACCGATAATGTCCTTAGCTATTTATGACTCTTTAAAGATCAAGATCGCTGATTTTGCTAATACCATTGTGACTAGTCATAACGGTACCCTAGGTGAGGCAGTAGATACTTTGCTCTATCTTCGTAACGATGATCCCAATCATTACTATGAGGATCTTACCGTTCAGTTTCAAGACAGTGACCCCTCAACAGGCAATGACCTTCTAGGCCCGGGGGGTAGTGGCTGGGGGGTTAAGGTCAGTGCAGGGAGTAGGCGTCCTACCAAGAGAGAGTGGGACGCTATTGCTTGGAATAACATCGCTAATGTTGGAACTATTGGAGATACCGCTCTAGCAGATGTCTCAGGCTACTACCCCTTTTATATAAGGGTTGTTGTCCCTGGACTTACCCCAGCTCTGGTTAAGGCCGATATCTCTCTGATTGTATCTGGTAGCCAGCGACTCATAGGAACATAATAGATGCCCTCTGATCCCCTCAAAGGACTTGAGATCCTTCAGAAGATTTCTCGTATAGTAGAAGATACACCTCTTCCTAAATCGTCAAGAACAGCCATAGACAAGAATGGCCTTGAGGTTGGGGTTGGTGTGGATGGTGAGGGCAACCCTATTACCCCAGACAAGCTCCTTGTCTCGGACGTTCTAGGCCCAGACAGTCCCTTTAGAGTAACGGATGCTGAAACTGGACTTTCATTCATTGATGACTCTAAGCTCCACATTACAGATATGGACTTAGAAGATACCCGCAAAGAGCTGGGGGCTCGCATTGATAAGGCAACTGAGCTTCAGGCAACCTTAAATAAGCTAGGGTCTATTATCGACAAAAAGGTCCGAGCTGCGGGTGGGGTTGATGTTCGTGTTGACACTAAGAAGAACGTTAATCTTCGCAGAGCTATTGCTCGACTCTATGGAAAGAAAACAAACATCATCACTTTTGATATGTATAAGCAAGCCCTCGACTTAAGGCAAAAGCTTCGCAAACAAGAGCTAGAAGCCACCCTTAAGAAAGAGATGGGCGAGCCACCATGCCCAAAACTTAAGAAGAAGGAAGAGGAGTAAGTCTATGTTAAGATCCCCAGACCAGGGTGGACAGCAGAAGAAGGGGCTTGAGGAGCAGTACGAAAGAATGTTCCCCAAAATAGGCCGAGACTTTGTTGCTAAGGAAGACATGCAAGACATCCTTGATCTTCTTCAGCGTGTTCTAGATCTTCTATCCGGCTTTACCGGTGGTGCTCCTGTTGGTCGCCTTACTCTTAGCGGGGCCAAGGCTATGACGAAAGCTCTTCTCTATAAGGATGTCGTTGAGACTGGAAAGGATGGGACTAAACTATTCAAAGACCTAGTTGAGATTGACGATGATGACGATGAAGCTTCCGAAGAAGAGACCCCCGAGGAAGAGTAATGCCCACAAACCCAATTGAAGAATTTCTACAAAGAGAGGATGACCTCATTCTGGAGGCTCCCTTTGCCTCGATTGATGTCTTTCAAATTATAGAAGCCTATGAGGCATCGGCTCGTGGAAGAGAAGATGAGACGTCTGTGCTCGCTTCTGTTTTTGGGGATGTTCAAGAGCAGCACGAGGCTGCTCAAGCTATGAAGGATGCAGGGACAACCTTTACAGGATTTAAGACTCCTGAGATAACTATCGATACAGACCTTATCCCCAACAATCCCTTCTCTGACTGTTTCGGCTTTAATGCAAAGCTACCTAGTTTTGAGAGCTGTGATCTGAGAACAGTCTTCTGTTCAGAGAACCTTCCCAAACCCGGCTTCCTTAGTCTGTTTGACGATCTTATTGCTGCTATTGAATCATTCATCCTCAAGATGAGCAAGCTTATGGACAAGACTAAGTTCATGGAAGAGCTTTGTATGATGGTAGATGCCATGAGGTTCTTCTGTCCGCAAGACCTTCTCTTAATGTTAGCCGCTTTGCGTTTTCAGATTGTCCAGATAATTATCAAAAGCCTTAAGTTTGAGGTTGATATGATGGCCCTTGTAGGGTTGTTGTTATTTCCCATGTTTCTTCTATCCTATATTTCCTTTGATGCAATTGGGTCAATCGCTTTGGGTCCACTTGAATGTGCCTTTCAGTTCCTTGACGCCTTTAAGGATATGTCATTGGGGATTGATGTAGCTCCCGCCATGGGGGCTGGAGATTATGGATTCAGTAAGGGAACCCTCATTCCTGTAAATCAAAACGATGAAGCAGAAGCCGGAGATGCAGTAAGAAGTACAGCTGCTCAGTCACTTGCATTAGCTGGAAAGGATACCCCTGAAGTCCTCGATAAGAACATCAAGAAGATTGATGGAGCCACACCTAAAGCTAATCAAGCCGCCAATAAGGCTGGCAACACAGTTAGCGATGCAGAAAAGAAGGCTGCTAAGGCTACCCGTATTGCTGCTGACTGGTTTGAGTCAAACATTAATCGAGAGTATGCTATTGGTGACCTAAGCTCATTCGATACAATGCTGTCTCAGCTTAAGGGTGTTGAGCAAAAGATTAAAAAGCTCACAGATATTTGGAAGAAAAGTTGCCAAGCAATCATTGGGATGCTAACGAAGGCAATGACTGATAAAATGAACTTAGTTTTGCAGATTGCGGAAGTCATTCGTCTTATCGTGTTCATTGAAGCGATGATTAGGGTCTTACAGAATAAAGAGATTTGTACTGACCCTACGGTGCCTTTATCTCCTGAAGATGTGATTGCCGTACTTGAAGAAATTCCTGACATTGAAGTCGGTGATATTCCCGACGTATTCAGCGTTAACATTAATGAAGCTGGTGCCCTAGTTGTGAATGACCCTGTCCTTAATCAGACATACACTATTCCTACATGTATTGGCTCTGTACCCGATAGCCTTCAGACAGAGGTCGCCTCTTGGATTGAAGAGCTTGAAGCTTCTAGCGTATAACCTATGGCAAAAATTAGACACATTCAAGTAGACCGTAACGGGACTCGAACAGTATCTGAAAGGCTTCTTAGTCTAGACAGAGCTGAAACAAATCCTGATGTTCCTAATCGTATTGCAAAGATTCCTCTTCAAAGGAATCGAGTCTTTGCCTATAAGGATGGATCATCCAGATCTAGTTTTGAGCCAGCAGAGTATGACTTTGATGAAATCTTGTCTGCAGAAGACGCAGAGGGATACTTCGCCCGTGCTGTCGAGAAGAAGACTAATCTTATGTTTAAGGAGGGGTATAAGGTTGTCTCTATTAACCCCGATACCCAAACCTATGTTGACAAACGCCTAGCTCAGACCCAACGGGCGCAAGGAAAACCCTGGGCTCACCTCAAGAAAGATATTGGTCGAGACCTTAACCGATTTAGCAATGCTATTCTGGTTAAGTCTAGAGACCGTAAAGCCTCTGGTGGATTCCCTAGAAGAGTCTTCAAGGCTAATGGAACCTTTACTATTGTTGAGCCAGTTGCTGCATACTTCCATGTTCCCATGGAGACCATTGAGTTTAAGAGAAACAACATGGGGCACATTACTCATGTGCAGCAGCGAATGGAAGACGGTCGAAAGAAGACTTGGCCTAAGAACGATATCGTTCATTTCTACATTAACAAGAAAGCCGGTTGGGCCGTAGGCACTCCTACGGTAACTCCTGTCATCGATGACATCCGGACTTTACGTCGTATTGAAGAAAACATCGACCTCCTTATCTACCAAAACCTATTCCCTCTATTCCAGTACAAGGTAGGAACTCCCGACAGGCCGGCTCAAGTATATCCAGATGGCTCTACAGAGATTGACGTGGTCCGTTCTGAGATTAGTTACATGCCCCCAGAGGGTGTACTGGTTACTCCAGAGAGACACGAGATTGAACTGATTGGCAGTGAAGGTAGAGCTCTTAGAGCAGAAAACTACCTTACCCACTTCAAGCTTCGTGTGTTTGCTGGACTTGGAATGAGTGCTGTTGACTTTGGTGAGGGAGCTACTGCAAACAAGGCAACTGCAGCGCAGCTGTCTATTCAGTTAATCGATACAGTAAAGGCTGTTCAGAATGACTTCGCTTGTCAGTTCAAGTTCCTTATTCTAGATGAGCTTCTTGCAGAGGGTAAGTTTGACTATGATCCGTTGGCGGCTGGCAATGATGCTTCACTCGTGTTCAAAGAAATTGACATCGACAAGAAGATCAAAATGGAAGAGCACGCAGCAGATATCTTCACCAAACACCTTATCATGGAGAATGAAGCTCGTGAAATGGTTGGATTTGACGCACTCGAAGTTGACGACGAACGACGAGAACTAAGCTTCGCTAAGCTACATGTAGAACCCTTAGAGATGTTAAAGCAAGCAAGCATGGCAACGAGCCCAATGGCTAGTGCTGCTGCTGTCAACCCTATGACCTCTATTGAGAAGTCTGACATTGAAGCTGGGCAGAAGAACAAGGAAAGAGAGATCAAGGCTAAGCCGCAGCTTCCCAGGGCACCAGCGGCTGCTAAGAAGAAGGAAGCCCTTTGTTTCCCCTCCAAGGTAGCCTTTAAGGACCATCTCATCTCTAATGCCTTCTCTAGTCTTCTTAAGGATGTGAAGTACCATATTGTTGTAGGCTCTCCTATTAGCTGGATTGAAGGGGTCATCGAGGCATGGCAGAATGACACAGCCAACAGACTTATTACCTTGGCTATTTCACGCTTTAGAGATGGAGCTTCTTCTACTGGATTAAATCGATGGGAACACGAGTTTACCGATGAGCTTCGATCCGTAGAGAGTAGTGTTAACTCTGTAATTAGACGTTTAGCTTTCGACATCTCAAGTCATGTTAGTCGTATTAATCCAGAAGAAAGTAACCGCGAAATCATGGCAGCAATGGACATCAGCATGAATCGTATCAATGCAATCTACATTACTGAACGCAAAGCAGCATACAGTCGTGGTAGAATTGCAGCATACAAGATTCAAGGTGTAGAGACACTTAGGTTTGAGATTCGTTCTCAAGATCCGTGTCAAGAGTGTGTAGAGCTCTCTAAATTGACACTACGTCTTGATACTGTTACTATTGATTCAATTCCACCTCACCATCCATTTTGCGGATGTGAAGTGATTCCTGCAGGAGAGCCGAATGTCTAAGGTCGCATTTTTTCGCGATTCACGAACAGTAACCCCAGTTGGTCTTAGAGTCCCCGAAGACACTAAGGCTAAGGTGGCGTTTATTGATAGCTATCTATCGTCTGGCAAAGGCCTCTTTGTGAGGTCTATTGCACAGCACGCAGCCCGTATCACGCGTAACCACGCTCTTTATCTACCAGCTAAGGTAGAAGAGGGACGTGGCTCTATGCTTTCTAGGGCTAGGGGTGGAACCGCCGGATACGACAAGCCAGTTCTTGTTGGTCACGATGACGGATCTCCTAGTATGTTTGGAGGCAAGGGTGAAGGGCGTGTTCTAGGTAGGGCAGTCGGTAACCACTATGTTGCATATGATTTTGCAACAAACAAACACACCGATCGCTTTGGGAAGTCTCCCTTCCGACTGTCTGACCATAACGGTAAGCAGGGAATGGGTTACTGGCTTGACGCAGTTAAGGATCTCAAGAAAACAGGTCTCCTCTATGAGAGAGATTGGGAAGGACTTGGGCATCTTGTAGTTGACGCAATGATCTATGATCAGGATGCTATTGAAAAGATCCTCGATCAGCGGTGGCTTACAGTGTCTACTGGAATGTCTTCAAATGAAGCCTATTGCTCTGAATGCCATACTGACTTTATTAAGGACGGTATGTGTGATCATGAGCCTGGAGCCGATGGATGCTTTGTCATTCCTGGCAAACTAACTTACGAGGAGGCCTTCTCCTATGTAGTTAACCCTGGTGATACTCTTGCACAGAGTGTTTCCTTCCAGATCGTTAACGATAACGGTCATGAAGTCACCAATATTATGACGGAGAGTTTACGGGAAGATTTCTTTACCTACCCTATTTCACTCTCCTTTACGGACGCTTACGGGAGTAGGAAGAGCATGGCAGATACCAATACCGATCAGCCTGAGGAGACTGAAGTCGAACTTCAGGACGATGCTCAGGAACCAGAAGCCGCTGTAAAGCTGGAAGACGATGTCAAGGAAGAGCCAAAGGAAGAGGTTAAGCTAGAAGATATGCTTACTCTTGCTGGAGCTTCTGTTGAGAACATTGTTTCTGAGCTTTCTGGGCATTCTATTAATGATGTAGCTGAAAGGCTTATCCCAGCCTTTTCTGACGATGCGAGCCTCAAGACCCTCTACGGTGCTGTTCTATCAGCAGCTGTAGTCAAGGGGTACGAGCTAGCACCTAAGAAGGAAGAGGTTGACTTGAGTAACTACGTTGCTCAGGATGAGTTCACTACACTTAAGACAGAGGCAGATAATCTGCGTCAGACCCTTAAGGATGCAACAGACAATAAGCGTTTTATGCGCTCTGAGTTGTCTGAAATGTTTACCGCACAGAAGAAACTAACTGAAGAGCGTGATGAGTCTATTTCTAGAATTCATGACGTACTTGTTGAATTTACTACGGTTCTCCGTATGATTGATAGCAAGGAAGATAGTTTCGATGTTTTGAAGGAGGCTCAGTCCGAAAAAACTATCTCTCAGCTTGAAAGTGAATTCAATGACTTGCGAGAGAAAGCTAACTTTGATAACATGGTTCTGAGGCCCGATGGAACTTCGGGTGTTGTAACAAACGTGGCAGTGGATGACCCTACCCTGCCAGGTGCAGGAACTAACTCTGAGCACTCCGTTAAGGATGCCACTGAGAAAGAATCTAAGCTTTACGAGTCCCAAATCCAGCGTTATCGTTGGCTAGAAGAGTACGAGAGCAAAGAGCACGCTAACAATTGGCTACATCGAATGAAGCAAGTCGATGTATTACCTAGGGATTTTGACATCACGAAGCACCTTTCAGGTGTTACTGATGGGGACTAATACAAGGAGTAGAACCTAAATGTCTTACGCTAACAGATATAGTGCAACGCACCGTCAGTGGGATCATGTTGAAAATCTATTCCCTAACGTTGAGCACTCTGAGAAGGGACCTCACGGTCGTCTGGCAGGGGATTTTATTCCTGCTCCATGGCTACCAGTGGAACGATACGACAAGCACTTTGAAGCTTGGAGTGTTGTAAGCCCCGGAAAGATCGTTTCCCTGACTCGTCAGGCAGAAGCAGTTAAGAGTGCAGTCAGCGATTGGGAAGATAGTCAGCACGTCGTGCCAGCAGGTCTTAAGATCCTGTTTGCCGCAGGAACCGGCCTCACATACACGGCTGACGATTTCACCGAGCAGACTATTGACCTAACAACCGGAGATGTATATGACGTCAACGGTACAACTACCTACACAGCCGCTGATATTACTACAGCCCTGATTGATCGTGGACTCATCGAAACCGGTGAGACTTGCGATGCCTTCGTCAGTTACCCACTAGGGGTTGCTGCACAGGCATTCTGGGCATGGTCTAACTACAACGGCGAGAAGTTCAACGCTCTTCAGCGAAAGAGTCACAACTTCAGTCTTCAGCACCAGGTTCAGGTCCTGGTCTCCTACCAGCTACGACTACCCTACATTCCTGGGGTTGTCGCCACGGAATCGGTTCCGGGTGCCATTACGGCTACTGCTCCAGTACTAGGAACCCCCCGTCTTCAAGACAGAGCTTCTGTTATTGCAATGGAGCGGTGGGATAACCTATCTGCTACAGGAACATGGCTTGCTATGTTCCTTGATCATTATCCCCTTGCTGGACCTACTACGCTATTTGCGCCCCTGACTGAGTCAGGAACTGGTGTCCTCACTCGACTACGGTCAGGGCCTGACGCTCTTTCCGTTCTTGGTGATTACTATGTCGACGCAGAAGCTGGTGTACTGTTCTTATACAGTGCATCTCAGACAGTGATTGGAGCCAACCTAACTGGCACCATTACCTACTTCAGTTATGACGTACCACCCGCTGCAGTTAGCATTTACGCATCTGCTGTTCCAGTTGCTGGTCGCGAGATCCGCAACGGTGACTTCTTGGTGTGTGACTCTGATAGTAACTTTGCGGTCGAGACGGGCGTTGGCGATGCTACTTGGACTAACTTCCGAGTAGGCCAGGTGTTCGGATTCAAGACCTACCCCAAGGACCTCATGCATAGAGTTAAGTCCCAGTACACAATGCTGGGTAACGTAAACCGAATGCCAGGTACCGCTACCGAAGGTCTTCCCTCAACCGTCATGTATGCACAAGGCGCAGACAAGGAAGTTCTAGTCAGCCTGATTAACAGGTAATTCTAAGGAGAAAGGAAAAACAATGAGGTTTAACGAAAACGTAAACGTCAGCCTACAGGATCGAAATGGCGAAGCAATTGCTAGCCGTGGCGACTTCCTTCGACTTAAGAATGTGTTCCTGAATGACGGTTTCGACTTCACGAACGGTAAGAAGATGGATATCAAGGATATTCTCAACACGAGTAATGCCTCTCCACTTCTTCCTAAGGTCGTCGTCTCAATCATCAAGGAGGCCCAGGAGCCTCTCATGATTGGTGTGAGCCTTCTAGACAAGGTTCAGTTCAAGCCATACACTCAGTTTGTCATGCCAGCACTTGGTGCTATGAGCGCAGATGACATTCCTGAGGGTGGTCCTTACCCAGAGCACCAGCCAAACCTGGGTGGAGCAACTGTTACGGCGAATGTCGGAAAGGTCGGAATGGCCTTCGGATTCACCGAAGAGATGCTTCGCTACAGTGACTGGGATCTGATGGGTCTGTACATGCGACAGGCTGGTAAGGCAATGGCTCGCCATAAGGAGAGCAAGATCTGGCAGCACATTCTTGGTCTGGGTATTGTCGCCTATGACAATGCTGACCCAACCACGTCACTATTCGGCGTAACGCACGGTCGTGCACTAGACGGAACCGCTAACGGTTCTATGATTATGGATGACCTATTTGACCTGATGGCAGCAGCATGGCACAACGGCTATACGCCTGACACCATTCTTTGCCACCCACTTACTTGGCTCATGTGGGTCAAGGACCCCGTTATGCGAGCGTTCGCGCTTCAGAACGGTGCAGGAAGTTTCTTCCAGCAGTGGCAGGGTCGAGTTGCACACCAAGATCCATTCAACAACGGTGACCGCACCGGTATTAGTCAGGGTAGGGACATCGTCCCAGGCCTGCCTGATGGCAACGCTCATGGCGCTGACGCATCCGGTGTTGCGGATTACGCAAACGCTCTGGACTCTGGTCCATCGCTACCAAGCGCGTACTTCCCATTCCCATTCAGGATTATCGTAAGTCCATTTATGCCTTTCGATCCTGAGACTCTACTGACTGACGTGTTCGTCTTCCAGTCTGGTGCCCTTGGTGCCCTTCTTGTAGACGAAGAGCTGATGACCGAAGAGTGGAATGACCCACGAGTTGATGTTCGAAAGATTAAGCTCCGTGAACGATACGGTGTTGCAATCTATGACGAAGGCCAGGGAATCATGGTCGCGAAGAACGTCAAGGTCACGCCTAACCAGGTGGTACTGCCGGCAACCGCTACTTACAACGTAAGTAACTCCATTGCAGCAATCCCGATGACGACCGCAGTCGTATAATTCGGGTAGTCTGACCTAAAGAAATTGGGCAGAGTCTACATCTGTAGGCTCTGCCTTTTTCTGTGGAAGATAGCATGTTATTAGAGCAAAAGATCTGTTCGCGATGCAAAGAGAGGAAAAGTCCTTCTTGTTTCCGTAAGGATAAGTCAAAAGCTGACGGAAAAGGTTAGAGGATTGTTGTGCATAGGATGTAATCTAGCTATTGGCTTAGCTTCAGAAAGCCCATTAGCCTTACGAAAACTAGCCGATTATCTAGAAGAACATAACTAGTGACCTCGGCCTTTTTTTGTTTTGAGTGGTATACTAAGAGAACACTTTCCTTATCAGGGGTGGAGTAGTAATACACAGGAACACAAATATGTCAGGACAAAGAAAAGCCCTCGATCTAGGTAAGCTTAATGACTGGGTAAGTAACCCAGAGTCTAAGAAGCGTCTTGAAGAGGCGAAACACCAGCAGCTTATGATTGCTATGAAGAAAGAACTAGCCAAGTCCGAGAAGGAAGCTCAGTTCTTTTCTATTACTGAAGAGGAAGAAGAAGTTACTGTAGCATTACAGAAAGGTCTTCCCTCCGACGATCAGCTTGAAGAGATGAAAGTCATCTATGCTTATAGAGATAGTCTCGAAGCTGCGCTTGACGCCAAGGATCAAGAGATTCGTTCCCTTGAAGATAAGGTTGCCAAGTATCATCAAATGACTCTATGGGAACGCCTAGTGTTCCTCTTTACCGGAAGGATCTAAGACATGGCAGCTCCAACTATTGAAAGCGTAAACCCGGCCAACCTCCAAACAGGAGTGGTTCTTGGTTCGCCTATTTGGGTAATCTTTGATAAAGAGATTGATCCAGCTTCAGTGGCTAGAGCTTTTTTGGTTGAGGCTAATGATAGTGATCGTTGGACTGGCCCTGATTTGATTTTATATGATCGACCCCTTACCCCAACTCCTGACTTCTATCTAGATACTCCAGGCTATAAGGGAATCCTTGAAGGGACATTCACCTACGAGAAGCTCACAGCTTTGGGTGTTTCCACCTCAAGCCCCACCTATGATCCTGATGCTAGTGCCTTTAAGACTAAACTAACCTTTACCCCAACCAAGATAATGGCGCCTGGGGTTCAGTTTAGGGTCTACGTTGCAGGAGATGAAAACTCTTCTGATACCGTTAGGATTGGCATTGCTTCTCGTACTGTTGGAGACACTGAGCTTGGGACTAATCTAGGCTCTGGTGGAGCTAGCTTTACTGGTGGCTACATTGGAACAGCTGAAGATCAGTATGTTGTTGAGGTTACACTTGCTGGTGAGTTTGGTACAGCGAAGTTTAGTTGGTGGAGAACCTCCAACCCTCTCAATATTAGAACAGGAACAGTGAGCCAGAATGAAGTTATCCTCAATGAAGGAGTATATCTAAGTTTTTCAGGAAGCGATTTCCGTGTTGGAGATCGCTTTACGACAAGGGTAGACCCTCCTGAGTATATGACAACTACGTCCTCGTGGGTCTTTACCACAGGCAGTGGTGACATCACAACCGTACCTAGCTCTACCAGTACAAGCGTTATTGGTGATGTGGGTACCCCGGTTGCTCCTACGATCTTTGAGGTTAGTACATCTAACCCCGTGAATCTTGCGACTAGCATTAGTCGAAGCAAACGTACAATTACAATTACTTTTACAAATAATTTGGGTACTATCACTCCAGATCAGGTGGCGATAGATATCTTGCCAGCCCTTGGCTTGTATACTGGCGTTACTGGTCAGTCTGATATTCCCAAAATCCTAAGTGTCAGTGGGAGAGTACTGACAATCCAGATCTAAGGGAGGATCGACTAATGGGTCAAGACCTAGCATTTTTCTCAGTTTTGAGGCAATACAAGAACGCAGCAGGGGACACAATCAGAATTGATGAAATCACAATGAGTGGTTTCTTTCTCAGAAAGAGTCTGTTTGCTAATTGGGGGGCGGGACGTACCGTTAACCCTAACGCTAACCAATTGGGACAACCAAGGTTTGAAGTCAACAGTCCTATCTTCCATCCAAATGGAAGGGGACGAGTTGTTTCTACAGAGCTTCTCAATATGAATGAATCAAGAACGGTAGCTGAAATCGACATGGTTGGAAGTTGGTCTGCTATAGCAGCAGCTCCTAACTTTACCAGCGTCACTTGGCGAGGAGGCATTGTCGACTTAAGTGATCTCCCAGTCGTCACGGATACAGTCTAATGTCTACAGCTAGCCGAAGCGCGACATGATTCGCGTTGCTGCAGAGTACGAGGCGATCTTTTCTGACCTACAAATGACCTTTACCCCAGCACCTTAAGGGATCTGAATGCGCATTACATATCAAGACAACTCAGTCTTCAAGCTCATTGTTGAGCTTAGGGATGCAGAAGACAACCTATTCGATCCAGCTGTTGGACCGGTAGTAGATATCTTTGCGCCTTCTGTTGACACTTCAGACGATACTCTTGCTGATGTATTAAATGCATCTACTACAAGCCTAGGAGACGCCGGACAGCAGGGAACTAATCTTCTGGTAAGGGAGTCCATCGGGCTTTACTCATATATTTTCCCCATTCTTGCAGACACTACTATTGGCACTTGGACAGATAGATGGACCTTCACTCAGGATAGTGTAGTTACTACTGTTGATTTTACATTTGACGTTCTAACAAGATCTCGTATTGAGTCAGCAACCCTCAATCTCAACAGTTGTGTTCTCATCACCCTGGACTCATCCATCGTTGATGAAGACGCTACCACTCTTGGAAGTGATGTCGAGATTAGGTTCTGGACAGAGTTCACTCCAGTCTATACGTCGACCTCCCTAGTAATGGCAGAGGTTGGTGGGTATTTGAGAGGCGTAGATGAAAGCTCTATCCTTCTTGCAATCTACCAGGCGTCACTTGATGCTGATGTGTTGAGCTTTGTAACAACCCGACCCAATAGTGAATACTATGAATGGGTTAAGCGTAGGTGGGTAACCTGTATGGCGAGTCGACTTGTTATGACTAACCTTGTCAGCAATATGGTCAAGAAGAAGCAGCTTGCTGACTTGACTGTAGAGTATGATCTAAGCTGGGGTGCAAAGATTGATGACCTTCAAGATTGTCTTGATGAACTTACACCCATCCTTCAGGCTGGCGGCAACATTAGTCCCGGTTCTTCACTGCCTCTGAGTACAACGATTAAGGGACTCAACCATCCCGACTACCCAGAGTTTGGTAGGGGATTTGTTGCTGGAGAGCGTGGTGGCGGAAACGTTTATGTTTATAAGAACAGGGGTAGCCGAAAAACCAAGACCTACAAGGGTCGGAGAACCAAGGGCAAGTCAGGAACTGATCGTAGAGATCCGTTCCCAAGCAAGTGGGGCTCTGGTAGCGGGTACTGATTATCGTGTCTCTTTATAACCCATATACGGGAAGTGGCTCGATTGAAGCTGACCTTAGAAAAGAACTCAATGATATGTTCTTTGGGAACGACTACGAAGTTCCCAAAGCTCATAGGATTCTATTTCGTAAAATGAGATGGACTAGTGACAACAAACTTATCCCCTGTGAGTGTGTAGATTCCCTAACTAACGAAGCAACCACTCGGTGCCCCACTTGTAAGGGTGAAGGCTATCTTTGGGATGAGGATTGGGCCTGGGTTCGAAAAGTGGACATTGGGTCCAACATGAAAAAACTGGTACTTAAGAACCAGCATCTTCCAGGCGGAGTCATTAATATTGACACCGTTGTGTATTATATGGAGTACACTGCGTTTCCCAAGCACTATGATCGTATCGTTGAAATGGTTCATGATATTGAGGGTGCTCCAGTTAAGCCATATCGTAGATGGAAGATACATAAGCCACAGGCTGTTGTTGAGCACCGAAGCGACATAGGGCGTATCGAGTATTACTCCGTCTTTGTCTCTCAAAAGGATGCTATCCAGCTTGATGAAGACGGATACATGAAGTAATGGCCGACGAACTAAGAGACATTTCTCCAGAGACCTTGGCATGGGCTAATCACACTAGTGTTCAGATTATGGAATCTGTAACGATTGATAGTGAATGGCCTATTCCTGTCAATCTACGGAATCAGATGAAAAGATATCCCGCAAGAGACTTGCGTGGGTTCTTTGAGCTTGTCAATACAACACTAACTGACTTTCAAGACCGCTGTAATACGGTTGAGGCCGAAAGAGTTAGTTTCGTTGAAGAGGGGCCACCTACAGACTTTAAAAATGAGGTAATCACATTTAAAGTACTTGAAAGAAGACCAGGCGCGCATTCCGGACGTTTACCTGATATTCTTGGAAATGATGACTCGGTCGTTAGAGAATGGCGTCCGCGCATTAGGTATGTTACAAAGGATGCCACTAGACCTCTCCAAAGCATTATGGTGATGGGACAGAAGTTTGATAACGTGGTAGAATTTACATGCTGGGCAAAAACCAACAAAGCTGTTGATGCAAGAGCTTTATGGTTTGAAGAATTTATGGATGCACGACACTGGTATTATAAATATATGGGTGTCGAGGAAATTGTCTTTAAGCAGCGACTGGCTGACAAGTATTGGGAAGATACGCGAACCAGTGGCAACTTGCTAAAGAGTAGGTCCATGCATTATTATGTAAGAACTGATCGAACTTTTGAGATCAGTGCCTCCACACTTCGTGACCTTTTGGTCAACATAGCCGTGGGTGTGGGTTAACTAGGGAGGATCTAACGGGATATGGCTTTTTACAATTTTCTACCAGGCGTACAGCCTGCGCTGATTGACACCCCGCTGGTTATCGATAGTCAGGACCCGTCACCACGAGTCCTAATTATTGGAACAGCAGAAAAGGGGCCGTCACTCCAGCCAATTCCAGTCACTACTACATCTAGTGCCAGGGGGACTTTTGGTGTTGCAGGAACTCTTCTTCGAGGAATTCATGAGGCCAAGGCCCAGGGTGCAAGAAACATTGTGGCTCTAAGAGTTGGCGGAACATCAGCTTCACTAACAGGTATCGGTGGTGTCGGAGGCTGGTCAGTTGTTACTGATTCTTTTGACGACGGAGCTGGTGCACAATATCTAATTTGGTACGAAGCGTCTACTGGACGTCTTGCAGTGTTCGATAGCACTCTTGGGGATTGGGTCCATGACTCAGTCGGTGTCCTTGCACCATTCTCCACTGGCGTAACAGTTACTCTTGCTAGTGTTGGCTTCACCGCAGGTGGAATTGACATTGGTACGGTCTCTGCTCCTGTCGCAATGGAAGATGTTCCAGGCGGAAGCGCCACCTACGTCGCAGGTACGGATGGTATTAGCTGCATTAAGACTGTCATGTATGAGAATCTTTACAATGCATTTGAGCTTCTAGACTTTGCTGATTTTGACATTGTCGTTCCAATGTGTGTATTCATTGACGATCTAAACGTCGCAGACCTAGCGGCTGGAGAAATTGTCACACGTGCCCTTGGTGGTCTTAGTGACTATCCAACCGAAGATAGTGCACAGGATGTACTTGGAAAGGTATTCGTTCAGGAGGTCGCCGGGGTTAACTACTTCTGGTGGGACATGGACGGCGACGGTGTTGCTGAGATCGTTCCACATGTTGGTAGTGCTGGACCTTCTGCTGACGCAGATGGCGTAACTCTTACTGCAAGCGACTTCCATGAAGTTAACTTTGCCTACCAGCTAGCCAACTTCTGCCACAACGCAACAGACAAGTGGCAGTTCGTTGTCGGCGTGATTAGCTTCCTAGCTCCAACCGGCTTTAGTCTGGCTGCGCTAGCTAGTTGGGTCGGTAAGCTTCCTACCTATACGACTAACCCAATCACACAAGTTCGGTACATTGCTGGACCTTCAGCGAATGGTAATGGTATGCTAGGTAATAAGTTCCTTGCTGGGCAAGACGATTGGAGAGCAGGAGTCACCGGCGGTGGATTTATCGCTACAGATGACGGCTTCCTCGACGGAGCCGAACTGACTGACGCAGAAGATAACGTTGTTGACATTGGTAAGTACATTAGCGTTTGCGGTGCAATCGCAATCCACACTAACAACTACCAGTCGAGCGGTTACATTTCAGGAATCGAGGCTTCCTATGGTGGCTTCATTGCCAGCTTGGCTCCTCAGTCAGCACCAACCAACAAGGCAGTTAAGAACCTTCGTCTCATTAGAGACCTCAAGGCGCGAAAGCTGGACGACATGGCTGGAGTCAGGATCGTTTCTCTAACCAACAAGCCTAAGGGTGTTGTTGTTACTGACGCTCCAACAGCTGCTCGTCCAACGAGTAACTATACGCGACTGTCTACGGTTAGGATCGTTAAGAGCATTGTGAACACAGTACGTGATGAAGCTGATCCATTCCTAGGTGAACCTAACAGTCCTGCACAGCAGCAGGCTCTTAAGACGATCCTCGAGACTGCTCTTCAGTCAAGAGTTTCTGATGGGTCTCTAAGGAGATTCGACCTTAAGGTTTCTTCTACTCCACAGCAGAGAGTCCTTGGGCAGCTAGTGATTGATCTTCTACTCGTACCTAGTTTCGAAGTAAGGTTCATCCCACTCACAATTACCCTTGCTGCAGAGTAAGACAACAGACTTGGTGGGGTCTGAAATATGGCCCCACCAAACTATCCAGGGAGGATAAGTAAAACATGGCACTTCCAGCAGGACAGCAAAGTCGAGCGAACGCGTATAACTCGTTCACTGGAATCGATATTAAGGCTGTTTTTAATAGCACAGTAGCTGTACCGCTACAGGCCTTCTCTTATGCTGTTCAGCGTGAGAAGGCTCCTATCTACACAATGGGTTATGCAAACCCACGAGCATTCTCTAGAGGGAAGAGAGGCATTGCTGGGACACTAGTCTTTGCGATGTTTAATAAGCATCCTCTAGTAGGGCCAGTTAACCCTAGCTCTGCGACTCAGCCTATTTTCTCTAAAGATGAAAATGCAAATAAGTTCTGGGCAGATGAAGAAGAAATTCGTCCTTCCATTATGTTTACCGGGGACAGGCCAATCACCGACATTAGTCAGGTAGGAAATCCAACCTCTATCGGTAGTAACGACATTTTGCCAGACGGTAACAGCTTCAACGATCAGATTCTGACTACCCCTTGGTACCCAGACCAGATCCCTCCATTCGACATTACCCTCACCGCTTCTAACGAATATGGTGCGGTAGTTAGCATGGCTGTGATTGGAGTTGAGCTTGTAAACGAAGGTTATGGAATCTCCATTGACGACCTAGTCTCTGAGTTCCAGTACACCTTCATCGCACGTGAACTCGTACCTTGGATTGAGTTAGAAGCAAATGAAGAGGGTCAGGGCGCTACTAACGCAAACTAATAGCAAAAGGAACTCTCTCCTATGAGCCAATCAGCCAGTATCGCTGGACTGAGCTTCAGTGGGGCAGACGTCAAAGCCTACGCAACCATCCCTTATATGTTTTTTAAGGGTGCCTATGATCGAGACGGGGGTGCTAGACACCCTGGTCTCGTAAGGATCAAAGACCTACAAACCCTTTCAGTTTCTATCTATAGAGATGTTAGCCCAGTTCGGGCTATCGGGTATCGTAATGTCCGAGGACATACGAGAGGTACTAGAACGATTGCTGGCTCTTTGATCTTTGCCGTTATTGACGAGCATCCACTTAGAAAGTTACTAGATACATGGATTTATGAATATTCCTATGACACTGGTTATTGGGATGGTCATAATTTCCCTGATCAAATTCCACCGTTTAATATTCATCTTGTTTATAGTGCGGAGCTTCCTGCCAGGATCACTCCTGAGGAAAACGCTTCGAGAAGGGTTCCCTTTCCAACTTGGGGGACATTGACAATCTTTGGAGTAACGCTAACGAACGATGGTATGGTCACCTCTATTGATGACCTTTTAACTGAAAACACCTATCAGTATGTAGCCCGGGACATGCACATCTTTGAAGGTTACAGAAACTCTCGTGATCCTAAACATTCATATAGGACATCAACTAACAGGAGTGGACACACCAACATCGCGGACGATGAAAGGCTTAATGCTTTACTTGGAGCTACGAGGCTTCAGTCTGGTGACCTTAGCGCCGTACAGCGTCAAGCCCTTGAGAACGAGATCTCCTATACTTTCGAAAGAGCAAGAGAGCATATCGCTGTACAGAACCCTGGCTTTGCTAGTGGGCGGGAGCGAGCTGAAGCTGCTCTCCCAGCTAGGCGACCCGACCGGGGCGGGGGTGGGGGCTAACAATGACAAAGACCTACCGTAGCGGATATGATAATAATGATACCTCTCATTTTACCTATGATTACTTTACTGGTTCCAATATCGGCCTCTATATTCGCGAGATCCTAATCGGAACGGCGGTGGGCATAGAGTTTTCTCTAGTCCAAAATAAGCGACCAGTGTGGGGATATGCGTCCCAACTGTGGGATGGGGTTGCCTGGGGAACGGTCCAGTGTTCTGGATTTCTCATGGTTAACTTTCAGTATGCGCAGTTTCTTCCAACTTTAATCGCACGAACCCATGGTCTTGATGTAGAATCAGACTTCTACACAAACAAGTTTGAAAAGAAGCTGGGACAGAGTGCCCAGGCTTTGGTAAACCCAAGCGACCCCGATCATGCAGGTCAAGATAGAGACACTCTTAAAAGAAGGTTCTGGGGTGGAGACGCAGGCTCCGAGCTATCTAGGCAGGATGTGTTAAGTAGCACTAGCCTTGCTCGCCCAGACGATCACTACCTACCTTTCGATATTATCGTCACCTATGGTGATGCGTTTGGTAATCAACTGAGAAGCCAGGATAACCAACCTAGCTTTACTCTTTCCGCAGTGCGCACATTGCGCCAAGTTCAACTTACGGGTTTTGGACAAACGATCACTGTAGAAGGTGAGCCTGTCCTAGAACAATACCCATTTATTTGCAGGGAAGTAACCTAATATGTCATCTGCAGCACAAAGAATTGCTAAAGAAGCAGCCGCTAAGCGGCAGAGAGAAGAAGAGGCCAAACTAGAGGCCGCTGAGACAACCGAGGAGGCTCTGGACGAGCCCGAGGTAGACTCAGATACTCCCACAGTAGAAGAGGCCGTACAGGACGGCCCAGAGGCTCTCCTAACGTCTCTTGTCGACGGACCAACACTAGAACAAATCGCTGAATGGCGAGAACGATACACTTCCATTTATGCCCTTAGCCTAAGGGACGACGACTGGTATGTCTGGCGTTATCTAGAGTTGGGAGAGTGGAGAGATATCCAGTCAGGCCTTGCAGCCGTTGACCCAGAGAAGGTTGAGGAATGGATTCAGACTCAGGTGTTGGCACGATGTATCGTGTGGCCACGAGAGAATATTCTAGATCCAGTTAAGGCAGACAAGCAGCCAGCAGGTTTGAAGAATCTTCTTTACGAAGTTATCATGGCTGGAAGCTACTTCATGCCAACAGAGCAGGCCCTTCGTCAGACTCTAAGACTATAATCCTTAACTGCTAGGATAATAAAACCCCATGCTTGATTACAGGATTGGGGCCAAAGGGGATCTCTATGGCTTTCAGCTTTTTGATAGTCGTGTGATCCCTTTTCGGCTTCTGAACTATGGAGAATATAAAGTCATCAGCTCCGCTCTGGATTCAGAGGATGTTGATGATTGGGTGCTGTTTGATTATTTGTTTGATAAGTGTGTCAGCGAAGACTACTACAAAGATTATCGAGAGACTCTCGAAGCAGGTATTGTCCAGACAGTAGCCTTACTCATCGTAGAGCTGTCTTCTCCTGGAGACACTAACTATCAGAACGCCATGCTTGTGACTTGCAGAACTAAGTCACAGCAAATAGACCTAATGATGAAGACAACTATCTGCAGAGTCTTTTCAGGGTATACTATGGATAAGCTTGATGAGCTTACGTTCCCCGAAATAATCCAGGTGTTTACTCAGGCAGAAGGTGTTCTTCTTGATCAAGGATTGATCTCAGAGCCTGCCATTATCTACTCCCTAGAGGAGGGAGCACCTGCCGTTGGAGTAAATCCTGACGGAACCACAAGGCAAATTAATCAAAAGACTGGTTATGGGGTTGTAAGCGCTGAAGAAATTGCGCAAGCACAGAAAGCCCTTAGAGAATAACCATGTCCAATCTGTACTCAAACTCCGGCCCGCACACAACGTGGAGTAGCCAACGCCAAGATGAGCTAACACAGCCTTCCACAGGAAGGCAGCTCTTTGGTTGGGCTACTGGCGCTGCTGTGGGCGCTGGTGTTTTTGGGGTAGGGATGCTCCGCCATGGCGGAGAGCGAGGCTTTACGAAAGCCTACAGAACCCTTCAAGTAGCTGAGAGATTCGTCCTGCCTGGTGGCATGATGGCTACCTTCAGACTACCATTTATGGTGTCTCCGTTTGTTGATCATGAGCGGATTATGGAGGCTACTGGGAAGCTCTTCAAGCCATTCTTGCCCCCTGAAGCTTTTAACATTGATGGAGGGAACAAGTTCATCCGCGAGGTGATGGCTTCGGTAATGGGGGTAGAGCCCCATAAGCTTATTGATGCAGGACAGCACGGGCTAAGGCTTGAGAGAGAATCCGCAGACAGTGTCTTCTACAAAGCCTATAACGCAAAGTCAGGAGAGCTCGTTCAAGACCGTCTAGTGTTGGGTCAGCGCGGTAGAGCTAGAGAGCTTCAGCGAATGATCCAGGCTGATCTTGCTATTAAGAATCCAGACCTGTTGGCTAGGGTTCAGGCAGATTGGGAACGCCAGAAGTATGGAAGCGGTGAAGCTTCTTCCAAAGCCTACAGTCACAAGACAGCCCCCAGCCTAGTAGCTACTGCAGGACAGGAGATGAAGATTTCCAAGGTTCGTGCTGGTATTGGTTACCATGTTGGTTCTGCTATGGAGGACGATGCCATTAAGGCTGTTGGTAGAAACTTAGAGTTCTTGCCAATACACATCCCCACAGTAACAGGGGCAGGCCCAGCAGACACCGCTATCCATATGGGACGCCTAGTAGGGGCTGCTGGTAGTGGTCGGCTCAACGAGCTTATCCGTACTATTTGGCAGCAGATCCCTATCCTGTCAGACATTGGTGGACAGCTACCCTTTAAGCTTTATGGAAAAGAAGGAAGCTTCCTAAAGAACTCATTCATGTATGCCCGCAAGGCGGGGACTGTCGGCATGGCTGGGCTTCTCCTAAGTTCTGCAAGCTGGGCAAAGCAGCATGATACTGTCGGTGGAGCAGCTGCCTTTGGTATTACTGGCGCTTACTTTGGAAGCATCTTTGGAAAGAAGTGGTCTCACATTGGTCGCGGAGCTGCTATTGGTGCAGTAGGTAGTCTGCTTCCTCCCTTCAGGGATGGCTTGTTCGCTGGATTCGGAAACGTTGGAGCTATTGCAAACAAGCTTCGATCAACAGTTACGAATGCCCTCAGCCCCGTCCCGTTCATTGGTAGTGGCTGGAGAAGATGGTTTGAAACCAACATGCCAGGCTCCACTGATAGCTCAACAGCTATTGGTATGGGTATTATTGGTGTGGGAGTTGGTCATGTCCTAGACCGTATGCTTCGTAAGGAAATGCGTCCAAGTATGAAGGGTGGAACAATCCTTCAGCGAATTCATGCTAGCACTGGAACGTATGCTACTCAGTTCTGGAACATCTATAATGAACGTGGATTAGTTAATGAGTCTAAGAAGTCCGGCGGAGCTGTCCTTAGTAAGGGTCAGCAGCGTATGCGTGACTCGGTCTATGCTATTAACGAAATCTCCAAACGCTCTGCCTGGAGACACTCGGTAACAGAAGGCATCCAGGGTGGAGAGATCCCGAAGTGGATGACCAAGCAAATCAACCACGACATCAGTTGGGCTACTAGGATTGTAGGAGAAGAGAACCCCTGGAAGAGAATGGGGCTTCAGGTTCAAGCTGCATGGGCTGGGGCTAACCCTAAGAGAGTCATTGCTCGCTCTGAGCTAGGTGACAAGTTCTGGCGTGCTGGTGGAATAAAGAACATCAAACAGTGGAGTCTTCCCTTTGGCTCATCTTGGGGTATGCGATTCGTCACAGCTGCTGCTGCTTGGTCGGTGCTTGCCGGAAAGCTTGCTACGTCTGAGACTACTGAAGAGTTAAGTGCGATCTATGAAGGACGAAAGCTTCAGCCAGTCCGTAAGGGTAGATGGTGGGAAGGCGGTGGTACTGCTTGGGAAGGTGGCGCTATTAGTCACTTCAAGCCTCACTGGTTGGCGTTGTCTAAGTCGAGAGCTATTGAGAAGTCCGTATGGGGTGAAGACGAAGACTTTGATTTCTGGAACCCTGTTGGTGGTGCGTGGCACTCTCCTATTGGCAAGTTCTATCGTAAGCACTTTACCTATGAGCTAGAAGAAAGAAACTATAAAGATAGGCCATACCCAATTACTGGGCAGGCCTTTGAAGAGGTTCCTTTCGCTAAGCTCTTCCTCGATCCTATTGGCAAGCTGATTAAGCCAGCTCGCTTAATGCATGTAGGAGAGTGGGCTCGAGTTAACAGAGAAACAGGTAGCCTAGAGCTGAAGCACATCTCTAACTCCCTGGAGATTCAGCCAGCCTATTCTCTGGGTGGCCTGCAGCCAGGAACTCCAGACAGTCCCTATAGCGGGAAACGTCGACTGGGTCAGTTCTTTTATCAGAACCTTGTTGAAGGCCCCGGTCTGTGGGGTTTCACTTTGGGAGAGGTTGGTAAGCATCTTGCTGGAGTAGACGTACCAGGAACTCAAGGCTCACAGCTCCAGTCAGCGAATGCTATTGACTCATGGACTAGGCGTTACTGGGAACAGAACCTAGGTGGTTTTGGATTCTTGTCTGAGCCAATCCGTCGATTCTTCCCCCGTCCTCTTAGTTCCATACAGCAGTACAACCCCATCCCTAACAACATGCCTAGCTGGATGCCCGAAGAACTACGCTTCGGTGATCCCTATAGCAATGTAGCGGGTGGAGAGTATCGACTACCTGGCAAGGGTTACGCTGCCTTGCACCCCGAACTAGAAGGAAAGGATCCGGAAAGTTGGCCGCTAGTTTACAAGTATGCCGTTCTTGGTGATGTTGCTGCATGGTCTCAGGAATTCAGAGAAGTTCAGAGAGCAGTCAAGTTCCGTACAGCTCAGGGACAGTTTGGAGAAGAGGCTCTTAAGTTTGTTCAAGCAGCAGAGTCTCGCATGCAGCAGAAGAGAGCTAAGAGAGAATGGCAAAGCTATCTTCCAGCTCTTAACGAGAACACCAAGCGACGTGGGCTAGTTGGCAGAGCAGCAGGCATGGCATGGAAGGGCTTCAATGAAGTTATCCATGATGTCTTCTCTGGTCCCTCTAAGATTATCCCTCTTGGCTTCCGCCCTGTCGAAAAGTTGTTCAAGTATCTTGACCCAATCTCAGAGTATGAAGACACTGTTGTGTATGGTACTCGGTTCGCTTTCTGGGGACTTAAGGAAATGTGGCGTGATTGGTTCAGACCATTCATTAACCAGACCCTCCATGACTGGTTCGGTGTAGATGCCATCCCTGGACACATTAAGACGATTCGTGGATTCAATGACCACTACGATAAGCTTGAATACTATAAATGGAAGATGCTTGAAGAGCAGGCCCATGAAGCTGGAGATACACGGAACGCTTCTCTTTACGAGAAGCTTGCCAGTAAGACGGTAACTGGAGTCAACCCATTTGATAGACTTGCAGCTGTGAAAGCTGCTTTGCCTCGTGAGGAACAAGACTTCTTCGAGGCGTTTGCTAGCACCACTAGCGAGCGAAGACGAAAGGAAATCCTTGATTTAGTACCCGAGTCTCTCCATCGCATTTATGAGGCACAATGGCTTAAGGCTGACTATCTTAGAACAGGAGATGAAAAGCTAGGTCGGCTTGTTCAAGACTGGGGCTCTACTGCTGGAGAAGATTTCAGCACAGCCAGATATTCGAGATATGAAAAGGAAGCCCCTAGCTGGATGTCGTTTGGCGACTTCGAAAAGCTGCAGCGTACTGAGGCTGAGCTTGGTGACACGATGCCTGCTGTAGATTGGGTTGGCTTTAACCCTGCTGTTGACCTTGAAGATGTTAAACTAAGGGTTGTTCAGCAACAAGGGAAAGACATCCATGATTATGGAATGTGGGAAAGCCAGTCGCGTCTTCTCTCTAGAAAACCTTATCTAACAGATGAGGTGATTGCTCAGGGAAATTACTTTGAGCCCACCAATGACCGAGACTTGGGTCACTTAGCTTTTGGGGCCAATGGTTTCAGCTCTACTAACATGAGGACCATTAGCTACTCTTCAGCTAACCCAAGCCACACACTTGATCTTGAAGTAAACGACTCTCGCATGGGCGAGGAAGATCAGTTCCGTAAGAGATATGGCCTATAAGAATGTCTGACAATAAAAACAGAAAGGGTCGAAACCCATTTGCCACCGTCTTCACCTACACTCCATTGTTGGGCGCTGTGGGTCTGGGTGGACTATCTGTGTATAGGGACATTCAATCCAACCAGGCTTCTCAGGGAACTACCGCAGCAGATGCAGCAGGTAGGGCGGCTAGGTCTATTAAGGGTATGCGTCTGGCTGCTAGGAACGCTGCAGGTAATGTGCTGGATGCTCGTAAAATGCTCAAGCAATCTCTGGGTGGAAGCTTCGGTCCCAACTCAGCCAAGAGACTAGCCTTTGCCTATGCAGCAGCTATTGCAGACCCAGCAGTAAGCCTTAACAAACAGAACATGCTTCAGGCGCTCTTTGAAGCACAGTCAATGTCCAAGCAAGCCCTAGGATCAAGTGGAGACCGTACTGCCTATGCTTCTCGAATGCAGGGAATTGTTTCCGGAATGTCCAGTAGTGATGCAAGCATTCTCTGGAAGAAGTGGCAGATGCTTGATCCCAGTAAGTATATCGACATTAAAGGACAACACGGTCCCCGCAGGGGAGGTGTAGCTAAGGGTGGACAGATTATTGGCACTGGAATGTTTTGGGAGAAGCATGGGCTTAGTAGCTTCTATAGCAACATGGGCTTCCTTGGTGCTGGTAGCGAGATGAAGGTTCCTGACTTCTTTGAAAGAGAAGAGGTTGCAAGCTTTAAGGGATGGAGAAGAAGTGCTGGACTAGCTAAGGTTAATGCTCACATGACGATGCATAAGCTAACAGGAAGAGATGGCTCTACCTTCCGCGAACTCAATGTGAAGTATAAAGGAAGCAAGCGAGAGTTTAGGTTTATCTTTGGGAATGAGAGTCTAGGCCCCAAAGGGAAAAGAACCCCAACAGGAGAGCGAGTTGTTTCTCCTAAGGGTATGTCGATCTTCTCTGTGGGTCATGTTCTTGGGTCGAATCAGTCTGTAAATGATAAGTTAGCCGCACAGATTGTGAAGATGGGAGGTATGTCTGGAGCAGACAGAGCGATGTCCTATAGAGGCTTCTATTCAGATCTGAGAAAGATTGGTCAGTTTGAAACTAGTCACTCCACTCCAGGGGAAAGGCTACGCGCTGCCTTTGCTCGGAATACCGTCTTTGATCCAGCCGCTCTAGGAGACGATCACTACACTGCAGACATGATGGAAGCTTTTATGAGGAAGAACCCAAGCGTAGAAGCTATTGGTCCTGGTACTTTGACCAGGGGTGGGTTTGTCGATATGGCTCACTTCAGAATAGCCCCCGGTGGTCCTTCTCACAATCTATTGAACTTGTTTAAAGACCAGCACAGCTTTGACCGAAGTCGAAGGCTGTTCCAGCTTGTCAGAGATTTAAACTGGACTCCTACAGAGACAGCTCGCAAGGAGTGGGGAAAGAAGGGACACGATGGGAAGTTTGTCCTTGACCTTATGGACTCTAAGCATCTCCAAAGTGTTGGCATGGGGCCAAGCTTTCAAATTGAGGGAGCCTTTGATAAGGGGACAGGTCGTCGTTCAGTCAAGACTGTCAGCGCTCTCAAGAGATTTGTTCCAGTGAATGCTGGAGCAACGTATAAGGACCTATTCATGAAGGGGTTCGGTTATGTGACTCCTTCTGCTATTACCTTGCATGTCCTGGGTGATGGGATTAGGGCAGATGGTCAGCCAGGCAAAATCCCAGGCATCTTGCGTCGATGGGGGATGATGGATGGTGAGTCTTTTATTCGTGAAGGTTTCTCTAAAGCTTTAAGAGCTCAAAAGACAAAGAGCTACAATATTATTGCTGCGCCTGGCTCCCCTGTTAGTCTGCCTCTTGGAGAAGCAACCCTTAAGAAGCTATCGGCTGGGAACCTTAGCCCAGAAGAAATGGCTCAAGCTATTCGAGCACGTATTGCAGAAACCAAAGGTGGAATTAGTCTAGGCCGAGGTCAGGCTTTAGGCCTTGGTTCAGGAACTAAGTCTGGGCAGGTCATTAGAGCTGCGGGTGAAAGTTATGTGTCAGAGACTCTTGTTGGGGCAACGCTTTCCCATGAAGGATATTTACGTCTCCATGTGAAGCAGGATATCGATGCTGTTGAGCATATGAAGGTTTTCCATGGAACAAAAACAACTTTGAAGATTCGTTCCGAAGAGATAATGGATAAGAATCTAGCTCAGTTAGCAAAGCACATGGGAATGTCTGTAAAGGAAATGAGTAAGCTTGCTCAGCATATTGACCAAATCACCAACACCTCTCCTCTCACGAAGGACCTCTTCGCTGTACACGAGCAGGCAGTTAGTGGACTTAGGATTGTTGCAGGACAAGAGCTTGAAGGGCTTCAGCAGAAGAGGTATCTTGATAACTCTAAGGCTGCCGAGGACCTGCTTAAGCTAAAGGGTAAAATCCTTAATCTTGAGAAGAAGATCGGTCTAAAGCATCCAGAATTGAATAAGCTTAGAAAGGACTATAAGAAAGCAAGGGCTATGTTAGGAAAGCTAAGTTCGGCACCAATTGAAAGTTTCGATGTTCAAAAAACACTTGCTGCTGTAGATAAAAAGCGTGGTCTAGAGAAGCGACTTATCGATTATGGCTCACCAGCCTCATGGAGGGCAGACCTCGCTGCTGCCAGAGGCAGTCTTGATAAGCTGAATGCAACCTTGGGGGAGACTCCACAGATGCTTAGGCTTAAGCAGTTCCTAGCTCAAGATCAAGGTAAGCTTTATGATACTACACGAAAGACACTCAACGCTGCGGGACAGGAAGTTCCCGATATCCTACGTGCTGTCGCTGAGAAAGCGAAGTTTCTGGGGCTAGGTCGAAGCGAGTCAATTGGACTTGTCTTTGGTGGCGGTAGCATTTTCTATGGCGGAAAGCAAGGTAGTCCAGAAGCCGTTGCTGCTTATGAGTCAATGCTTACTGGTGTCTTTAAAGACTCCGGTCACGTAGCCGGCCTTGCTAGACTTAAAATGGCTATTGGAGGCTCATCGCAGTTTATAGGTGACTTTCCCCATCTGGCTCAGGGCCGTATGGGAAGTGTTGAGGCTCGTAACTTTGACATGCTCCTTAGCAAGCAGATCATGTCTGGTGGGGAGAACCTAACAGAAGCACTTGTTAGGGACATCTATGGAAGCACCTCCTCTGCTGCGACTATTGATGACTTCAATGCTATTGGCAAGATGCTTTGGAGCATGACCGGTGACGCTACCCAGATAGATGAAAGCTTACCTAGAGTGAAGTTTGCCTCCCAGAGTCTTGCAGACATTACTCAGGAAGATTGGTTCCGTGGCAGGGGTGCTGTAGTAGAAATGCCAAAGGAAATGCATGGAGCCCTTAAGGCTAGAGGTATGTCTACCTCTTGGCACGTCCCTGGTATGCAGTCTGTGAGCGCTGAGCTAGGGGCAGAGATCCGCACAGCTGGCTATGCTCGTGCACAGGGTGGTGAGCTGCAGGAAAAGGCTTACCGTAATCAGGTTAAAAAGATGTTCCAGCTGTTGGCTCCTGATGGATATGAGGATCTTGACATGGACACCCGCCTAGCTCGGATCATGAGTGGACATGAGCAAAGCGGAATGGCAGGGGTTGTTGGCCTTTACCAGTCCGCGAAGAGGAGCCTCACTAAGAATAAGCTTGGGGCAGGCTCTTCCTATGCTCAGGTTGCTGGCTTGCCAGCTATTAGTGACATCCTTGAAGATAGCATGATTGGCGCTAGGGAAGGAATTAATACTCGGGTTGGGATGGACTTAGCCGATGGCAACACGGCCTTCATTAGTCAGAAACTGGCAAAGCGACTTGTTGGCGAAATGGAAGATGCCGGAACCCTGCCTAGCAAGCTTGAGAAGGGAGCCTTTCTTAGAGGGGAGGCTTCTTGGTCGGGTATCGTTGGCCGAATGCCTGCTGCTTATCAGGGATCTATTCAGCCTGCTCGAATTGCTGTCTACACTGGAGGATCCTCTAAGGATCAAGAGATCATCAAGATTGCTCAAAGACTGGTTAGCGTTACCGTTAATGGGGTGAAGAGCGACTACGAGCTAGGCCTTGCTCCAGGCATGGGTATGGACTATGACGCGGATAGGGCTTTCGTTAAGCTCATGACCGACCCAGATGGTGTTCGCATGATGCGCAGAAAAGGCGCTATGGAAAAGATCGCCCGGCAATATGACTATGCAATGGTTTGGCAGAAGAAGGTTAACAAAGATGTCTTTGATAGTATGATCGACTATGGGCAAAGAAAGGGCTACAGTCAAGAAGCTGTCAGTGATCTACGTATTCAGCAATCCAAAAAGCTCTTCTACGGTAAAGATGTTGGGCGCGTCTCGAGGACCCTTGAGGAAGTCAAATACGCTATGCTCCTTGAGGATATGCCAGAGCAGCAGCGATCTAAAATCTACTCTATCCTTAGTGCTGTTGAAGAAACAGCTACTCTAAAATCTCGTCATCTTCCTGAAGCTATGAATGTTGGAGATGAATTAATCAAAGCTCTCTATGGACCACAAGGTTCCACAAAAGCTCAAATGGACACTGGCAGGTTCATTGGGGTTATGGAAGACATCTTCATGGGCAAGGGAAACATTAGGTCAGGCTACAATATTGAGATTGGTGGAAAGTCTCAGAGATTCGCCTGGGGTGAAGCTGACAGAAAAGCTCTCATGACCGTCATGGCTAACTACCAGAATGAAGAAGGTGGCATCAAGAGAAGGGTCTTCAACTTAAGCAGAGCCAAGCGCAATATGTCTTTAGATGATACACTTAAGGCTGCTCGGTATGCTATAGAGCATGGCATGGCTGGTGAAGATCAGTTGGCTCGGGCTGTAAGCACAGTCAATCGCCAAAGCACTATGGCTGGGTTTGTCGAAGAGATGCTAGGAAAGATTAACGTCTCTACTAAGGAACTCGGAAAACACAAGAGAACACTAGGCACTGCAGCGATTATAGGCCTTGCAGGAACAGCCCTAATGCAGGGTGTAATGGGTGGTCCTGGCTATGGTGGAGCTCCCCTAGGAGATGAGGCTGGGCTTGATCCTAGACTGCTACAGCACATTCAAGATGGAAGTATGCTTAACATGCCTGCTGCCAATATCACCCCACAGGGAGTAGCTCCTCAGTCTGCAATGCCTGGAAGAAGTGGCGTGACCCATTCTCCCACCGCCAGGGTCACCTCTACCGGGACAACAAGTCGCGCACGAACGGGAGCGAACATGCAGTCAAGCGAAATGGATAGAGCCATCTCTGAATATCGCAGACGTCGTCCTGGGGCAAATATTCGAACACGAATTAACGACAACCGTCGGCCCCTCTACCCATCAGCAATTGATCACTATTAATCTATGACAGCATTTAATTCATATCAACAGGTCCAAGAAGGATACTTTAGATTTAATGACCTTGGGTTTATCGTTCCACCTACAGATATTTCTATATCTCATCGTGGGGCTATTAATGAATCGTCTTATCTAAGATCTCGAACTTCGTCCAAGACGAAAACGGGCCGAGGTATAGCTGCAATCAACCTAACCATGATTGTCCTCCCAGGAGAGGTCTGGAAGCTTCATAGGTTAATCCAGCAGTTCAAGTACACCCCATTTTGGGAAATAGAAAATAACTACATTCGGTCCGTCATGCTTGCCAATGCGACTGATGCTGTTCCTATGGCTGTATGTGCTGAAGCCATGACCATCACTTCTATCGAAGAGAACCCTGATGCATTGTCCGTTCAGCTTATGTTGTCATGGTTCAACTACTCCCCCTTTAGCCCACTCTTTAGCTACAAACAAAACTGGCGCTTTAAAAGGAAGAGCGGAAAAGAAGTAACCATCTTAGAGATTGAAGACGGGGGAGGCAGCGATATTCGCCCTCCAGCAGGATCAAGTTTCCCTACAGCTCAGTCTGATGAACCAACAGACCTTATCCAAAAGGCTAAGTTTATGGAGTTCACAGACGTTACTCCTCCTATTGTTCCCAACCTTCCAACGAATCCTGTCTCTGCTAATGAATCAAACATTTACATTCTTTATCTGAATCATCTCCAAGCCATTGCCATGGAGCGAGACTTTGATGGTTTTGGAATGATTGATGCCGTTAGAAATAGTGCAAAGACTTCCCGACTCGAAAGAAACAGATATCGAACTGACAATAGCCTCACTCGTGTTGGAGGGGTGACCGGCGGCCATACCAGTCAGTTTAATCCAATTCCGTTTAGCTACGGGCAATTCAGTCCTGGTCAAAATGTTATCTTCGACTATAGAGAATATACGGCTCTCTCTCCGAACACTGCTCTAGGTAAACTCCTACATAAGTCCTTCGCAAAGATTCGTCACAGCGCCGACACCTACAGTGGAGCCGATCGTATCCCTGGGCTCGACTCTAGTGTCTTTGGCACTGGAACTATTAATGGAAATGAAAAGGTCTACGAAGGTGTTGGTACGGCTATGGTCGTTACTAACAATGTCGGTAGTGTGGGTGATGGAGTTGGGCCAAGAGGCTCGACCCCTTCTGGCGGAAGCAGAAGCCATAAGGGGACAGACATTGCCTGGGGTGGAACTGACAGCAGAACAACCACATCTATTCATAGTCCAATCAATGGTGTCATCCGATATACAACAGGAGGAGGAAATCCCTCTGGTTCTTTTGGTGGGTATATTGTAATCCAAGGAACCGGCGATCATGACGGTCTTTGGGTTCGCATAGGACACATGGAGAATGCCAGCCTTCCAAGAAACGGAGCCTTTGTTACGGTTGGACAGCAGGTTGGCAATGCCGGAACGTCTAACGCAGACAGAGGAAGTGGCACGAGTGGAGTTCACGGTGTTCACGCTCACGTTGAGCTATGGGAGAATGGTTCTCCAAATCCTGACATGGGTGGCGAGCCTCGCCTAATGAATATCGAGAATGTAAACCCAGGCATTGTGGATGCAGCTGGAGGTGTAGTTGCTCGGGCTGATGCTATTGAAGTAGAAGATGTTAGTCCATCTAAGGAATTCAAGTATGAAGAGCCAACTCAAGAGGAGCGAGACGCAGCAAAGCTCGAAGCTATAAGCTTGCAGGAAGAAGGGTGGCATCTCTATAACAGTCCTCATGTTCCCCTTACTCTCTATCGTCCCAGGCGTATTATTGTTTCCAGTGGAAACAGGCCTAAGGATGGAACAGTCATTACCGTGTGGGGAGTTGAGCTCCTTAACAGGTTTGCTAGTATTCCTCTTGTTGGACATGAGCTTCCTACCGCTCAGTACATGGGAGGACAGGAGGCGCGGATCTTCTTCCAGGCTCTTGACCTTAATAGCACCTTCGAGCAAGAAGGCGTAGACCGTCTAGGACGTGAGGCTAAGAAGGGAACCTATGACGGAGATAGGAGGCTAGATAGTCTCTCCCCAGAAGCTCGTCAGCTTTGGAGCATGAGGGCTACTCTTGAATACAATGCTCGGAAGTTTAGAAACATTCCCATGGCATGGTGCGCAAACATTGACTTCATTGGAAGCAATCTTGCCGGATCATCTAATTGGGTTATCAGCAGCATGGGTACTAGCTCTATCCCAGGCTCTCCTGGCTTGTATCAGATTCAAATGGAATTTGACGCAAGTGCTGAGTTCCACAACGTTGTGCTCGAAAGCGTAACCTATGACAAGGACGAGGTCTTCCGTCAGTTCTTCAAAGAGGTGAGGAAGTTCTTTACCGTCGCAAGCACCCTCAACAGAAGACCTGGCACAGAGGTTCATCGAGACGGTGTAGCTGTCAATAGGCCTGAACTGAACAACTCTGGAGAATGGTACGCAGACTACACTAACAAATACCCAACTGGAGAAAGTAGCTATGCGGAAAACATGGTCAATCAGGTGATTTTGCGTCTCCTTCTAGGTTGTCATGTCTTCAGTGATAAGTGGTATGGAGGGTTTACTGAAGCTGAGATTAAAGCAGAATTTGATTTGTGGGGCTTTGAAGAAGTGATCCTCCCAATGTTTGGGAATAGAAGACAGTATGTTTCTGGAAGCGGGGCAACCCTTTCATTAACCTATCCGGAGCATACCGCCTGGGTGGATTCCCTTACTAATAGATCATCCTTTGCTCAGCAAGAATCCACCAAGGGTTGGCACAATGATCAGCTTGATGCTCTTTGGGAAGAGTATGCGAATCTTACCTTTAACAAATATGCTGTGCGAGGTATTCAAGGGCCTATTGGAGCCTATGAGGCTAGAGTCGCTACTGGCTCTGAACACACAGAAAGTGTAAGAGCGGAGCTTGCCGCAATTCGAGCCAGAGGAACAACGGAGATTCTCCCAGTATCTCGGAACAGAACTAAGACTATAGTTCGTTACACTCCCGAGGATGACCGTCTTCTTTTCGGAACCCACACTTCTCCTGAACTGGAGAGGTCTATTTATGAGATTTACAAGAGGGGCTGGGCAAACATGATCCAGCAAATCATTGCAGATCTTGTAGACAGAGATGACCAGCATTTCCCCGAGACTATTGCCCTTGCAAGGAAGAGCGCATATGCTCACATGCCAGATGCATATCCTGATCTTATTCTTCCCACTCACCCAATCATGCATAGTCGTGTCATGACTTACCCTGACTTTTACTTCTATAATCCAAGCGAAGATGGTGGAGTGGATGACCTTAGTGGGGTTCCATGGGAAGCCCAGCTCCGTACTTGTGCTAGCAATGCTTGGGGGAGTTTGAAGGATTTCTCAAGTGGCAAGAAGCTCAAAGAAGAACTAGAGGATACAGAAATAGCAGATAAGCTTGCAGTCCCAGACGGTAGTGGAGATGGCGGTGAAGGCAACACGCGATCTTCTATTAAGGTTTATGAGCCATCCGAGGACCTTAAAGACTTCATGGAAGCAGAGAATGACTTTGTTGATGGGGCTACTGGGCGCATGGCCTCTAAGGAGGCTGGTGTATTTAGTGGGAACAAAAACACAGACCACATCTATGGGGATGAGGCTATCCAGCAGCTATGTCTTGAGTCTGCTAACGGGATGCTCAGTGAAGGAATCTTCTTGATGAGGAGAGCCTTTCCAACCTTTAAGATTGAATTCGTTGATGACAACGGGACCGAAGGGTGGAGATCCCTTAGCGATTTCTACGGCTACTCCGCTGTTAAAAAGATCACCTGTACACGCAGCCGTAAGATCCCAGCAGACCTGGTTATTATTGAGCTTCAGAATGTTGGTGGTGTTCTTGACGGAACAATGCCTGCCGGACTGCGAGACATTGACTACATCGGTAGGGAAACTAAGAATGGGGCAACTACAGGTAGGGCTAATGAAGCTGATGAAAGACGCCAAGCAGATAATTCTAAGCAGCGATTTGAGTCTATAGTTCTCAGAGAGGGCATGGACATTCGCCTCCGTCTTGGGTTTGCTAACAACCCTCAGTACATGGAGAACCTTTTCAATGGTCGTGTCCTTCAAGTCAGCTGGGGTGACAACAACGATCATGTTTCCATCATGGCCCAGTCCTATGCAGCTGAGCTTGTCGCTGTAGAAAAGGGCGTCTCTGGTAAGAAGATGAAGGGGGATGAGGTTATGAATAATAGGACTCTCTCGAGAGCTTACGGTTATGTAGACACTGCCGAGCTCCTTGACACAATGCTCAAGTCGCCTGAGGTTTTGCACTTTGGCAGGTTCACCTATGGGTCTACATTCCAGCCAGGAGAGGCTCAGCAAGCTGACTTCGAACTAGAGCACGGAACCAGGCCTCCTCGTCCAGAAATTTTTGGCCCACGTAAGTCACGCACAACGATTCACTCTAAGCCTCACTGGAGTCTATGGAGAATCGCTGGAGCTATCGCTACTGGTGCTGTTGGAGCCGTGGTGATGCCGCTGGCCGCTCCGATTTCAGTCGGAGCAGTTCTAGCCCTTGGTGCAATCGAAGCAGCTGATGCCCTCTATACTTCTGATGCAGAGTTTAAGTATAAAATGCGACATAGGCTCAACAACCCTGTAGACGATAATGTCTTTGCTCCATCGGTAGAAGATATTGTTGACTGGGGGGTCTTCGACGTGACTGGGAAGATGCACCCCAATGATATCATGTACTTCTTAATGAACACAACTGTTTGGGATGTCTTCCAAGAGATGACCCTAAGGCATCCTGGGTGGATTGCATCTCCTGTTCCCTACGGTCGGCGTATGACAATGTTCTTTGGAGTCCCAAGTCAGAGATACTGGGCTCGTCCTGTTCCCACAAGCTATAAGGAAAGGATGACCACGCTTCGAAAAGGTATTCTTAGGAGGCTTGATGAAGACCTTGCCGAGATAACCAACCGAAGCTATGAAAATAAGGAAGCTTTCCACTTGTTAATTGCTGAATATATTGAAGGACTGAATGCTCGATTTAAGCCCTTCCGTGGGTATCATCTTGCTAGCTCTTCCATTAATCTTGTTGGAAACAACATTGCAGTTTCAAGTTATGGTGTTTGGAATGCTGTTTCAGTTACCTATACTAAGAGTTGGGACGCTAGCACAGAGAAACTATTTGACTTTGATGAAAGCACTCGCGCAAGAACAAGAATGGGTAAGAAGAACTCTGGAGCTAACTGGTGGAACACTCTTGAGATGAAGGCTCACAGCTCTATGCCTGATGAAGATGTTCTTGCTGAGAATATCGACTTCTTCAACTGTAATGGTAAACAGCTTGCCACTCGTTACGGTGTTGCGTCTATTATGAAAGGGCTACGAGACATGTATAAGGGTTCTATCACCCTTATTGGTAATGCTCGAATCAAGCCTTATGATATTATTATGTTAGCTGATGACTATAACGGTATCGCTGGACCAATTGAAGTCGAGGAAGTTACCCATATTTTCACTCCAGAGAATGGTTTCATTTCTGTCATTACCCCAGACGCTGTCGTTATTTCCAATGAGGTAGCCAGCTTCCCAGTATTGAGCGGGCTATCTGCTGGTGTTATTCTTAATCGTCTAAATCGGGCTAAGTTGGGGAGCGGGCTCTGGAGCACAGGCTCTTTCTTCCAGCAGAACATCGTTAACTTTATTGGAGGTGTCCCAAGAGTAACTACCGGCAGTATTGCTAACGAGATTGAGAACAGGCCTGAAAGGGCTAAAGTAGTGATTGAGGCAGCTGCCTCCGTGTTTGAGCCTAAGGTTGCTGACACTTTCCTTAACATGTACAACTTTTGGTTCTGGGCTAAACAGCAGATCGCTGTTAATGTTGTTCCTCTTATGAGGAATGGAGAGCCTTGGATTGCAGGAATTCCAGAAGATTTGTTTGAGACTGGCTGGGATAACTTTGCAGGGAATGCTAAGTCAGCTATTAAGAACGCTCGCGAGGGACGCCTATCCCAGATTCTAGCTGCACAGCTACATGGCTACAATGTTGCTACTGCTTATAAGGGCGATATGACGCTCGACGATAAGTGGAGATTTGATAAGGAGACTTCTGAATAATGTCATTTGACCCAGGCTCACGTATAGCCAGAAACATGAGAGAACAGGCACAAGATAGAGCTGTACGTCGTGGCCGTGCTGCCGTTGCTCGTGGGTCTGTTACTGAGGTTAAAGGTTTCATTGATAAGGTCTATCATCCAGGAGATGAGCTTCCTGAAGAAGAAGATGACTCCTACGCAAAGGGTCGAACTCGCAAGGGGCGAAAGAAATCTAAGAGCCGAGAATGGAACGATAACATTGTCAGAGTAACTGTTATCATTGAAGATGCTGATCAGGATTATGACGCCCTAATCAAAGACCTGCCCATTGTTCTAGAGGAGAACCCGGCTCTTGTCGGTCTTGTCTACGGCAGTGATGGCCTTGCAGGAGCCCCCTGTACTGTTAAGTTCATGATGCCTAACATTAGAAACACAGCTCGTGTCTATCTTCAATCAGTAAGAAACCTTAAACCAGAAAATGATGAGGATACCACTGTCACTGACAACAAAAAGTACCTTGACCAGAAGGCATACAGCCTCACTTCTGCAATCATGGGATAGTATAATCGGAGTAATAAATGAGTTTTAACAAACCTGTACGAACGTTCAAGGCCAATCCCGAAGCGAATGCTGGGATTAAGTTTATGGATGAGTCAGTTACCCTTACGGGTGCTGATGAAGATATCTGGATCAGTATTGGGGAAGAAGCCATTGGCATCTCTGGTAATATTAATCTCCAGGGAATGTCTAATCAAATCAAAATGGGTGGGTTAATGATGTTTCAGCTAACCCCACTCATGATGGTCCCAAGTACCTTAACAACCCCCTTCCCTGGGGTGCTTCCCAACATCGAACTCATTGGAAGGATCGTTGAAGTAGTTGCTACGGCAGCTTCAATGCTGACGCTGCTAGGATAATTAATGGCTAAGAACTATGATGCAATAGATCTTCTTTGGAGTAATACCGGAGACTTCGTTATGGGTCATGATGGAGATATAGCAGATACAAGGTTCGATCCCTTGCTCGCTGCTGCTCAGGATATCTATGACCGAGGAAAGTCTGATGTTGGAGATTGGTTGCCTGCCCCACTGTTGGGAGCAACGATTAGTGATTTCACAGGTGAACCCAACACTGCACTTAACGGAAAGAGACTAAAGCGAAGGCTTTTCAACTCACTACTTCCTTATGGTGTATTCGATCTCACAGATGTTAGTGTTGATGTTTTCCCCACTAGCATTAACGCGGTTGTTGGGCACATCACTCTACAAGTTGCACCTACTCCCCGGAACAAGAACTCAAGAATTATTAACACCACTATTCACTATGACTATGGTGAGAACCACGTTGACCCTACCCCCCTCTAAGAGATAACCATGGCACTTCCTACTAGATCAAGTCAAGAGATTCTTTTGGAGCTTTTATCTGAGCTTCGAACAACAGGACTCTCCTATACCCATCGCTCCTCTAAGGCTTATGCTTTATCCAGCATCATCTCTAAGGAGCTCGAGACAGCCTATGCTTTCTTCAATAGCAACTTCGATAAGGCCTTCCTAAGCGGAGCTAGTGGGGAATTCCTAGATGCGTTGGGAGTACTGTTCGGAGTACGAAGACGACAATCTTCTAAGTGCTTGTCTTACTCAACTGAAGCTAATGTTTCCTTCTATGTAAGCTCAGGAACCTTTGGAGATATTAATGGAGGAAGTCCAATCAGCATTCCTGCAGGAACGATTATCGAGACAATCCCCATTATTGCTGGAGCTCAAGACCCTATCCAGTATGAGCTGGTTAATCCAGTTGTCCTTGTCTCTTCTGCTAGCCAACAGTTCGTTTCAGTAGAGGCTGTCCTTGAAGGGTCGGGTGGGCGAATTGGTCCTCTGTCTTTGCGGAACCATGACTTTAGAGGCTACACAGATAAAATCAATGAGACCTTAAAGGTTATCAACACCTATGGCATCATCAATGGAGAGAACGTTCAGTCAGATCAAGACATGAGATTCCTTATCTCTATTGCAGCTACAGCAGCTCAAGCAGGAAACCTTACAGCTATTCGGTTTGCTGCTCTTGGAGTTCCTGGCGTTCTTGACCTTATGCTTATCAATTACTTTGATGGAATCGGAAGTGCTGGAATCTTTACTGTAGGACAAGACAATACCCCAAGTGATTCAATGACTCGACTGGTAGAGCTAGCTATTGCTCCCGTTAAAAGTTTTGGAATCCAAGTAAGAGCCTATACCCCACCAATTGTGGGGATTAGTTTCTCTACAAAAGTCAATACCGTAGAGCCACTCACAGCTTCTGCTCAACTTGAAATGAGACAAAACCTTATTTCTCTCACCCGAGAGACGGTAACGGCTACTCGTATTGGTCAGTCCCTAGATCTTGAAAGACTTAAATCAAAACTAATCCGATCAGATAGTCGTATTGATTCCTTTGGAAGCGGCTCAGACTTCTTCGATCAAATAGGCCGATGGAGGCTTGAGCAGGGAGTAGATAATCAAAGAGTAAGAGGTGAACTGCTTGACCAGAATGAAGTCCCTATCGAAGGATGGGAGGTGCTGCAGCCTGAACCTAGCCTTACCGTCGCCTTTGGATTTACTTTCTAGTGGCATGCAATCCCACCATAGATCGAGCAGGAGTTACTCGTCCATGGACGCTACAGCGTATAGCTAATCGTCTACCTGGATGGAGCCGTGCACGAACGAGACAAGACTCTGTTCTTCAGGCAATGGTGAATCCCTTTGCTGTTAAGTACGATGAGCTCTATGCTCGGCAATTTATGGTTCGGGATAACTACTTCGTCCCTTCGGTTAACATAAACGACTTAGCCTTTGCCTATGTTCTTAGGCTGCCTATGGAGTTTGAGTTTGTCCTAGATCCTGGCTCAAGGGTTTTCGAGATTCCAACCATCACAGCTAGAATAGGAGCGGAAAGTATTGAGTTGACCCATGTCGATACATGGGCCAAGGCGTCTCCTTTTGAGCGACCTCCTAGTCGAATTACTGGAGGGCTTCTCGCTACCGAGATTAGCGATACCCTTCTTACGCAAACCTATCTAGACCAGCTAGGAAGCTCTAGCTTTGACAATGCACAGCTGCTTAGGCTTAGGTCAAAACTGTGGGTCAAGATTAATGGAGCCACCGTATTTGGAGGAGAGACTTCTGACGGAGAGACCCTTAAGCCTAAGGTCGTAATCAGTGGACAGCCAGTAGAGTTTGACTATCTTGATGAAAGGATTGAACATATGCCGTTCCCTGTAAATGGAATCCAGCCAACTAAGAATATTTATGATTCTATCTGGCTTATGGGAACAGAAGGCATCAACAACCCCGAGGACACTACAATGGAAGTTACTCGGGGCTTTAAGAAGAACTATATCGTAGACCCATATACTCTATGGGTGGATGCTACTTCAGAGAAAAGGCTAGCTCATAAGTTTGAAAATCTAACTGTCCCGGGAGACCCAGGAGATCCCTCAACCCCTATGGCCGTTCTTCAGTGGACAGTTCCAGAATATCCATCAGCTTTTGAGGCTGAGGGCTTTGATGACCAAGAGGTTGTTTATGAAGAGCTCCTCTTCAGTGAGTCAGGAATTGAACCTAGCTTCATTGCCATCGAGAGAATTCCCTTTAGCCGATATTTGATTCTGATTAACCAGACAACCCTTAAGGTTGTCTCTGCAGAAAGGACTCATCCATTCCTGTGGACTATGGATGACAGTGAACGCCTTTTGTTCATCGATCTTCTATATAAGAATCGAACACCTAATGCTGAACTCCTTATTGACGCAGATAGAACATGGATGAATCTAAGCGAAGGCCCCTCCATGGATATCTATACTCACCATGCTGGCAATACTCAAATAATTACATCAACTAGGCTTACTCGGTATACCTTAAGCGATGGCGATAACGAAATCGTTTCAACAGTTTTGGATTGGGATGGGAATGAGATTAATCCATTGACTGACCCTTTCCAAGGATTCATCTTTAACACAGCTGCCAATGGAACGGCTAACGATTGGCAAGAGAAGACGCTCACGGTATCTCCCTTTACTGATCCAGATGGTGGACAGCCAGTAGAAATCTTTGTACTGGAGACGAAGTTGGCAGGAGGAGAAATCCAGAAGGATAGTATTCTCTTAAGCCAGCAGCTCTCAAGGGTCTACGTAGACCTTCCTCTTCCTGCAGCCATACAGGGAAAGGTTGCTGGTATGACCTATGATGGTGAAGGGGCTCTTTTGGTTCTTTTGGATAATGGAGATGTCTGGAATCTTAACCTGCACTATGATTACTTTACTGTAGACTATCGTGGCAACACGGTCTACTTCAGAGAAGAGTACGACTCTGTCTCGGTACTAACTGGGGAGGATAGTCCCTAATGTCTTCAGCTACTAATCAGACAACACAGAAGGTTAATGTAACTACTCCTCTCGATAGGATTGGGCAGCTCATCAACCTTCATCGACTCCCTAACGAGAGCCTTAAAGCCTTTAAGCTTCGTGTTCTTGATAACTATATCCATCCAGCAAATGCTTCCTATGGAGGATTGTATAACGGAATTAGTCGAGAGCTTGGGCAAGCTGCCTACACTGGTGGAATCATTATTGATGTAGAGAGAGTGGATGGTGTTCCTATTGTAAGCGATAGGTTTGCCCTTAGTGTGGATGAGCGAGGCATTCTTGCTAACTCAGTAATGTCAGCTTCGGGACTAGACTTCCAAACAACATGGGATGGATGGCCTGACGAGAGATGGGAGACTCCAGAGTTCGACTATATTGCTACATGGGGAAGAACAGACTCCTACTTCCTAATTGATTTGCTCATTGCACTGAATGCTATTCCAGGGCTAGAAGCTATTAGCTGGGGAACAGCATTAAGTTTCGATAAGTCAGAATACCTCAAGAAGATTTCTTCAGTCCGCTCTCTGCACGGTGTTCCTGTTAATGGAACCAATCTCCAAACCTTCTATACTCAAATGACAGATAGTAATTGGATCACTAGTGCAGTATTCTCTCGCGACTCTGGAGTCACTGAAGAGGTCGACAATATTGAAGATCTAGAGGGATGTGGAGACTTTGCAGTTCCTGATTTTGGAAGAACTATTCATACGCTAACTCCACCAATGGTTGGTACAATAGACATTCTCTTCTCTGTCTTTCCTTTAATCATCCCAATGAGCACAGTTGAAATAAACACCTTAACCGATCCAGACACAATGGACATCCTTACAGAACAGAACCTAGATGTATTTGGGGACAACCAAGACGGAATCCTTAGCGTTACTGGCGCAGACTATGCCAACGAACTTTTGAGTGTGGTCCCGATGTATTATGGTGAATAAAGATTTAACTGGTTGTATAGAAAAACGCTACGTTCGATGGGTTGACAGCGAAAGTTTGAGATATGAGATTTCAAACGGGCTCACCTTATGTGAAGAGCGCCATTACGAGGAACGCCGATGCAATTAGTTATCCATGGCTTTGGAACAAACCTTCTCGTTACTGGAGATTTCAATATCTCTGTAACCCAGGGTGCGTCCCCTACCCTGCTCAACAACCGTATCGTTGTTCTTACTCTTCCCTTGCAGCAAGAAGTATACGAGACCAATGATCAGCTACCTATTGTGGGAACAAGGGCCGCTAGGCTTGAGCAAACAGACCATGATATCGAAGGCTTCATGCATGACCGCAGACGGTGGGAGGATGAAGATGATATCACTACGGGACAGGCTAGCCGCCTCTTTAACGGAAAGCTATCTGCGGTTGAAGGAACCCTAGACCAGCATTGGCTCTCTGGAATTGGCGGAGGAGATGACTGTAAGTATCTTGACCTCTATGCCAAATATCCATGTACGTGGCTCCCACGTGTACTCCATGGTGATTACTTCATTAACTGGAAGGACTATTATCTGTGGAGTGAAGAGAGCATTATCGTTCCCTATGTTAACTCTACCCCCTTCGTCGGGGGCGCTACTGATAAGTATACCAATGTTCCTCTAAGCTATAGAAAAAAGCCCAATACCCCCATGCATGCGACTATCTTCCGTCGGGCAGAAGACCTGACTGCAGAGGCCTTTTGGCATGCAGACTACGTTGACGAGTTCACTGGCATTGCTGATTTGTCTACTAGGGAGAGAGAAGGAGATGGACTATTAACTCCTCCCTTTGACGATAGTGCTATTGAGCGCTTCAACAACTTTGAGATTCTTTATCGTGAGGATGTAGGAAGCCCTGAGGCTTACCTTAGCAGTGCTATGTACTTGATTGTGGGAGAGCTAAATGTGTGGGAGCTTGGCAATGGCTCACTCTTCCCTTCAACAGATACGATCGCTCTTCAGAGAGTTAATACCTGTATGGAGCAGTTAGGAGTTGGTAGTGATACTGATAACCAAGCTTTCTTCACAAGATACTTCCCTCTTTGGGCTTGGACCGTTGATAGTATGTTGCCTACGGGCATCGTAGAGGTTCCTCAAGTAATAACTAATGACGGAACCACAGCAAGGAAGTGGACTCTCGCAACGGACAACAGCCTATCCAATCATTCAGATACTGAGTATGTTTTTGAAGTAGACTATGACTATGGAATCATTAAATTTGCTCGGAACTCTGTTGATGCGGTTCTCTTCCTTGATGAGGCTGTTAGCCCTACGAGCTCTAGTCTTCTTGTAGATGATGCTACGCTCCTCCCAGCTAGTGGACGAGTTAAGCTAGGAACAGAAGAGATTCAGTACACCTCCAAAGAAAACAATGTCCTAGGTGGGTTAATCAGAGGAGTCAATGGAACGACTGCAGCAGCTCATGCAAAGGGAGCCTCTATCACCCCTGTCCAGTGTGGTAGGGCTGTCTCCGTTGGAGAAACTGTTGCTATTAGCTATGTAGCTGTACCACGAATTGAGTATGAGCCTCTTGACTTTGTTGACTGGATTATTGCCGACACAACAAACGTACACCCTCTCCTCAACCCATCTTCTAATGGCATTGTCTATATTGGAAGAAACCCTCTTGAAGTAGATGAACTCATTCTATCAATCGACAAGCCTAGCCTTGGTGGTGGACTATATGGTCCATTAGCTGTGGGAAGCGATAGCGCTATCCTTACAGCAACAGCGTTTACCGCCTTGGGAACTCCTATTCCGGGGCTAACGATTACAATCGATGAACTTAACGACCCCTTTATTGGCTTGCTTAATGGAAGCCCAGCAGACTACACCTCTATCTCTAATCAAGATGGAGAGATCTCGGCCCCCTTTACTATTGGGACCGACCTTGATCTTGTTGGAATGTATGCTGAAACAACAGTTGTTGCTGGAGGACAAACACTTATCACAGTAGATAGAGAAATCTTAACTCCAGACCTTGCTGAGATTCTACTTTTCGCTGTAACTAAGGATGACCCTTCAATCGGGACTGTTGGCATATGGGGAAATGCTACCGGCTATGCGTCAGGAAGCGCCTTTCCTCTAGCTGCGGCTAAGCTCTATGTCGGAAACGTTATTACAGATGCTTCTAATCCTTCTACAGTAAGCAGTCTTCCAGTAAAGACAAGATACCCTGACGGAACCTTTGATGGTGGAACGATTACAGTCGTTGATACTTTGGGGACTGAATATCTTGCTAATATTATCTATTGGCGTGACGGAGTTGCTCATATAGATCAGGAACTTACCCTTGGTGGTGCCCCTGATTATGTTAAGCTAATGGACAGTAGTTGGACTGCTTGGATAGAGGCTGACCTTAACGGCAAGAAGAAGGTTATCTATGAATACGATCCTACGGCTGTTCATCCAGCCACCAGTGAGCTTGGGGCCTACTTCCCTGTTCAGCCAATCTCTTCTTCGATTACCGCAGGGAAGACAACCTTTGTCTTTGATTTCATCCTTCCAATTCCAAGCGCAACAGTAGACGCGAATAATCTAGGAGCTTATTGGCTCTCACTGGATGCAGAGTTGTCCTTCCAGGCCTTTGCTGATAGTAT